ATCACGATTTCACCACCGTAGCCCCAGACCTGGATGCGAACATCGCGCGGTGTGAATTTGAGTGCGTCTACTAACTCTTGCTTTTCGTCAGCTGTGGCCATTTATTGCTCCCGGCGTCGTGATTCAATACGCTCGTCCATTTCCAGGCTGGTGACATTCCATGTGTACACGATGTAGCAAAAAAACCCAAATAAAATCGCGGTGAACAGAGCCAAGAATTGAATCTGGGTCATGAATGTGCTGATGAAACCGCCTAGGAAACCTATGACAGTGACACCCAAAACAGTCTTAACAGTGTTGAGAAGAGCACGTTGTCGTAAAGTCATGCTTATTCCTTTCATTGAGAGTTGATGTTGCTATTATGCCGCAGAACTGATTGGTGGTCAACCTGAAACAGTCGAGCTTAGAACTTGGTTGATTTCAGCCAGTCCTGTTGCCAGCGATCCGGCCGTATCAGTTCCAAGGCCACCTGATGCTGGCCGCTGAGTCGTTGCTCGTGCTCGCGTGTCACGTCCATCATGACATTGATGGCAGTGCGGATATGGCCGGTGTCAGTGGGTCGCACCAGGTCACTGAGTTCCGCGATCATGTTCCATCGCTCCAGCACTCGATCCAGTTCTGACATCAAGGCAGGTCCTCTCGTCGGACATTTATGATCGAATCCACAGCTCGACGCCATACACTCAATTCAGGCATGGTGTTGGTCACCATGTCTATCAACGCCAGCTGTTTTGTGGTCAACTGAGTGGCCAGACGGTATCTTTCTTCCTTGGTAGCAGCACCCAGTATCACCACCACGAATCTACGCTCGTGATGTTGTAGCACCATGCCCACGCTCCATCCAGCTGATCGAGTATATCCGGTCTTGCTCAAGCGTATCTGATCATGGTCGGCCAAAAGAAACCGATTGGTGTTTTCCAACACCACCGTGTAATTTTTCCTTTGATACTCCAGCCGAGGCAAGATGGAAAGTTTGGCGATGTCCGGTTCACGACTGGCTCTCAACAGCATGATGATGACGTCGCTCACCGTGGCCATGTTACCAGCGCTCAATCCAGAAGCATCCATGAATCTGGTACTGGTCATGCCTAGTTCACGGGCTCGGCGATTCATGGCTTTCACAAACTCGTCGACACCGCCGGGAAAGTCTGCGGCCAAGGCCGTGGCTGCGGCGTTATCGCTCCGGACCAACATGGCAGAAAACAAATCACGCCGTGTGACTGTGCCGGCTGGCAGTCGACTGTGGCTGGGCACTCGCACAGCACGATCTAGATTGGCATCGTGTTGTATGGCCACCAATGCGGTCATGATCTTGGTGAGACTGGCAATGGGTCGTGTTACATTGAGATTGTTGCCTTGTATCACTGTGTCGTTCTTGACATCGTAGATCACAGTGCTGGGTGCCCGGTTGGCCTGCGCCGACACACTGATAAAACACAAACACCATAATAGCTTTTTGATCATGACCAAGTCCTGTGTTGTTCGGCCACCCACTCCTGGCCGTCGTATTCTTTTATGCACCAATTCACGTCTGCCGGCACGCGCACCACTTTCAACACCGCTGCTGACCCACCGGCCTCTTCGCCGCCCAGTTCTTCTATCACTCGTACCAGCACCGGATCATCACGCAGGAGGTCAGTTTCACTCCACGAGTGTGAGTCAGTGCATTCGGCATCGAGATAGTACATGCGCGGACTCCAACTGGACTTGGGTTCGAGATCGCGCCAGTATATCGGGGTGCCGGTGTAGCGGTGATACAGCAGTATGGCTTCGTGGCTGAGGCTGAATCCACCATGGCAGGCGTTGATCACTACCTTGCGTATGCCGCGTAGATGTTCTATGAGTTCGTCGTCACTGATCGTCATCTATCACCACCCAGCCCAACCTAAATAGGTCCTCACGGATCTCTTCAGTGATTACACTTTCGCTCACGTAACCGTGCTCGAGCGGCTTGGACACATCGGGCTCATCGCCGCGTATGCCCGAGCAGTACCAGTCTATGTAGTCACCTTGTTCGCGCAGGTCTGCAATGATGCCGCCGGCATAGCGCCACGAGCATCGCCACCGGGGCTCGCCCTGGAGCTGTTGCCAGACTTCGTTGCGTATGAATTCCCGGTTGCACATGGCCGCATAGAGATTCTGAGCATAGCGATCGCTCGCGCGCACCTTGGCGATCAGCCAGTCCGCATTCACAAGATCCCACTCCATGTTGTTTTCACGGCGGGCCGGATCATCAAATCTGTGTCGGTGGCTGTCGCGGATCTCTGCCATGAGACTCATAAACTCATTGTCCACGGGTTCGTTGCTTTCATGCCGTCGTTGGAGATACCGTTCCGCTTGAAATGTGTGACGGTCTGGGCTGGTGGGTATGTTGTGGTCTTTGCTCATGTGTATATAGGGTGCTTCCTCCCTGCGGCGGTAATTGTAGCGCATCAAGAACCAGGTAGTCCCAGTTCCATCACACACGCCCTCCACCCGCTTCCCGACCAGGGAGGATTATCGCATCGCCAGCGCCGGTTAGGTTAAACCCACGTTTCCGTGCCCGCTTATCCGCGGGGGAACCACCCATGAGTGACGAACTCATTTCTCCTTCGTCCGGGTCAGACTAGCCAGACGTTACCCTGGCGGGTTTGGTAGCGGGACCTGGATTCGAACCAGGAACGAAGGCTTATGAGACCTACATGATGCCATTTCAACATCCCGCGACTGTCATATGACTACTATAGCTGAAAAGGAGTTAGTGGTCAACCAAGCAGGAACCTTGTGTTATACAAGAATCCTTGTGCATTATAAATCCACAAGGTATCTATTCATGTTGTAATCCCATGCCCTGTAAGATTTTAATCTGTTTATCTACATAGGATCTGAAATCTTTTTTCCGTAGTTGGAATCCACGGTCACTTAGAGTCAACAAGAACTCGGGGTTGTCATAACTAACATTAATCGCTTGATAAATTTTTTCTAAGTGTCTGTGTTTTTTGCCATTGTTGGAAAATATACCCCACCATATGGGAGTAGGAAAAGGACCAAGACCTAGTTCACCATAAGCAGGCACATCAGGCAAATTATCCAGTCTTTGATCAGTCAACGTTAATACAGGTCGGATTTTACTGCTTTTTATCAAATCAAAACTAGTGGTATAAAAATCTACGCTCATGTCAACATGATTGCCCATCACATCAATCAATGCTGGGGCATTTCCTTTGTATCCGATCAGGTTGTATGCGGCTTTTGTTTTTTCCCTTAGTGAAACAGCAGCCAACCAGTTGCCAGACCCGGCTCCAGAATGAGCCATTGTGAGTTTTTTAGATTTATCCAAGATGTCCTTGTAACCAAATACATTATTGTTGTTTATTCCTGTGATAACCAGCATTGGAGTTGTTCCGGCATAACCAATCGCAGTTAAATCACGATGCAAGACCCAACCAGGTTTAGTAACCACACTATTGATAACTATAGAATTACTTGTCAGGAGCAAAACTAGTTGATCAGGATCGCTGTCGGCCACATGTCGAGCAGCCACTGCCCCACCGGCACCTGGCCTGTGTTCTAAAACAATTTTGATTTTGTCTTTGTGCAAGACTTGATTAAGTTGTTCAGACCAAGCCTTGGCCAAGATGTCAGTTGCCCCTCCAGGAGGAGTAGGCACAATCATACGGATCAAGTCTGTGGCTGCTGCTGAGTAACAAGCTACAGATAATAAAATAGATAAAACAATTTGTTTGAACATTTTTTCCCCTTAGAAATAATAAGATTTTGACCACATGCCTTTGAGACCAGCAGTGATATGATCGCGGTCATTTAACCAATAATCACCCACGATCTGTTTGACAGCCTGCAAGTTCATTCTTGCGATTTCAGACTCTTTTGCAAATTCAGTTTTACTAAAAAACCATGAATCTCTGGGACTGGCCAGCGGAGTCGAGTGTTTACCCATGGTAAAGGTGTTGATATCCCAGGTTGGGTAAATCAGTCGATGTAACTGGTCACAAGTCATATAGTATTTTTTTCCATTGATTGTTTTTGCTTGAAAAAAACTGGGTTGCAAAGACAATCCTGGACTAGTAGACTTGGCTGTTTGTAGAAAGTGTTTAACAACATGGGCTTGCTTAATAATAACATCTGGCAGGTCTGGAGTCCAATAAAAAAATTCGTGATCAAACCAGAGATTTTTTTCCCTTACACTTTTGATGTCTATAGAATTGCCGACTAGAATATCGAGAAATTTTACATGCCAACCTTGGTCATCATAAAAAATCTGTGGTTTATCGGCTCCGCGCAAAAGGCAAATGCGTTTTCCCTTATCCGCCAACTGTTTCCATTCGGGGATATGGTCACTCAATGAGGTCAATCCCATATGATTTGGACTCCAATAATCATTTTTGTCATACAGCAGATCAAATTTATTTTTTTTATCTTGATAAAATTCTAAAATATTTTTTGTTAAATCTATTTCTCTAATTTTGATATTGGGATTAATTTCTTGTGCTCTTTTGGCCGTAGGCACGGCGACTCGAAATATTTCTTGCTCGCCAACTCCGTGTTCGCCCGCAACTGATTTGGTATGATAACATAACAACTCATCTACATGGATGTTATTGTTTATAAAACTATGTAAGACATTAGTGCTGTCGGCTCCACCACTAAAAAACAACACAATATAATCATACTTTTCTCTCAACTGCAATGCACGGCGTTTGTAAATTTCTTCGAGTGACACGGAAGGTTCAACTGACCAATCACATGCAGAAAATGCTTCATCGTTGAAAATCCATTGTGGATGTATTTTTGTTCGCCTGTGTAATTCAATAGCTTCTATCTTACTCAAGGTAACAAAATCTCCTATTTTATAAAAACCAAATTTGGTGTTCATCGAGAATAGTGTCCTGCTGATTTTTTGATTGCATTGTCGTTATCCCAGGGGTTGTCTTCAAAACTAATTTCAAGAGGAGGTACAGGTAGGGACTCTATCGTTTTAAATAAAAAAGACATACATTTACCAAAGGTGAAATTTATAAGTGCTTGTGGATGAATCCACATATACGGTAGGCATTCTAGTATATTATACTAGTAAAGACATCTCTATGTCAAGCGTCTATTTTACTCCGACGTCGGAAGAACCCGGCGTTGCAAAAATATTTATCCATGGCTTATCTTTCACGGCCCAAAATGTAAAACATTACATAGTGGGACCGTTTCCATTCTTAAAGCCTACGGTGCCACCTTGTTCCGCTATCCTCTTTAAAGCATCTTCAAAAAGGATAGGAGCGAAATCTGTTTGTTCAACACAGGCACACCAGTATCTCGGATCTATCTCATCGCTATATAAGATTTCACCAGTTCTAGCATCAACACCTCTCGCCTTCATAACTCTGTTGGCGTGTAAGTGTCCGTGTATATTACAACCAAACCTACCAAGACTTGCTTCGTGGACGGGAATATGGCTTAAAATAAGTCCGTTCATGACATGGTAGGCCCGCAATTCACGAAAGTACTGTCCGTACTCAGTGTCACGGAAAATATCATGATTGCCACGGATCAAGACCTTGTCGCCGTTGAGGCGGGCAAGTGTACTCAAGGCCTTGCGATTGATTACTACATCGCCGAGGTGATACACTTTGTCGTTGGGCCTCACACGGTCGTTCCAGGCAGAGATCATGGCTTCGTCCATCTCCTGGGCATCGTCCCAAGGTCTTAGTTTGGTAACACCGTCCGCGCGAGTGAAGCGGCAAACGCCAGCGTGTCCAAAATGCGTGTCTGATACTAGAAATACTGCGGGCATCATCGCCTCCTTTCTTTATTTTGTATAATAACAACCTGTGAGTTTCTGATCAATCAGTGGTACCGTAGCGTGCGATACGGTCTGCCGCGTACGATGCCGCAAAAGCGTCCGGTTTCACGAACGGAACCACATTGCAGGTACCGCGTATATAGCCAATGGCCTGTGAGATCACACAGCTGGAGCCGGCCATTTCTGCGGGATTGATGTCAAGATGCACTTCGATTTCGCGGTCCAGCACACGTGGTGCCAGGGCCAAGTACATTTCCGATACACGATACACTTCGTTCATGAGCCGCAGGGTGGGACGATCCGCACGTTGGTCATAGTCGCGTTCCTGTGTGACATCACCAAATATCCTGCATCCATGTCGGCCATCCAGGTGCACCACCACAGCCACCGTGTACTCGGCCCACCACTCGCGGTTGACCTTGTAGCGGATGGAATCCGCACCCAAATAGATACGGGTGGCCGGACCGGTAGAGTTAATGTAGTCTACCACTTGGTTGAGATTGATGCGAGCCATGATACCCCCCGGTGTATTTAATCAGCTCTTGGTGGAAGGACTGGGACTCGAACCCAGAAGCCGTTTGCACAGCCGACAGATTAGCAATCTGCTCCAATACCATTATGGGACCCTTCCGTTACATGGTGGAATACGGAGGAATCGAATCCCCGCATCTCTGTGCCTTGCCTCCTTAGATCAAAACTCCTGCATACCATATGTACCGTTTTTTTGTAACGCTGGTGATAGTATGTATTGAACCTGGTGTATTCAAAAACACTATACCATGATTTTGTTTCCTCGGGGCCTGATATACTGGTTGCTGTTGATCAAAAATATTAAAAAAAACAGTTGATGTATCGTTGTCCTGTAACAGATTCACTATCATTTGAATCATAATGTGACTGTTGTCAATATGAGGCGCCATCCTAAAGCCGGGCTCATCTTTAAGTATCGCCGAAAACCAACTTGCGTGTTCTTGATAATATGAGATTGGATGAAAAAATCTCCGCTTTGCAAACGGATGCTGCAGCGCAATCTCAAGCAAACGATCCTTTTGAGATACATTCGAAAAACTTCTAACGATACTCTCACCTGTGTATTTAGAACGCAAGTGATTTCCATGTCCATGATTAATTTCATAGTCAGCATCGACTTCCAGTGCCTTGTTGAAGTCAGGATCAATCAATACAGGTGATACTATTTCAACTTCCCAAAGAGGGACAGTAAAGAGGTCGTATACATCGTTGGGCGATGAAAGTGACTTTGAATTATGTACAATAATTTCCACTTTTATTCCTTGAAATTTTGGAGTCAAGCGACCGACCCGGACCAACTGGTTTGTAATTGGTGCCATCAAACCTCTCATATACTTATACATGCTCTAGGGTATCGGGTTCGAGTTCCGATTTTCCGCGTATGAAGCGGCTGCATTAGATCCACCATGCTACACCGCCGAATTTAATCACACCATGTCTCGTGGGGATTAACAAACATGACGCATTCTAATACTTCTCCCGTGACTACGAGTGCCACGGCCAAGAGCACCAGGCAGCCTAGGCTGCAACAGAATTGTAAACGGGTTGATTTTGTATCCATACAGTATTATATCACAATCGTGACAAATCTGTATGCACTTTTAGCAATAAGGTTATTACTGGCCCGGCCGGAGGGAATCGAACCCCCATTCGCAGTTTAGAAGACTGCTGTCCTGTCCGTTGAACGACGGCCAGATATCATGGGCTAAGGCACTGCCCTGGTGTTTGAGACCCGACCATTCTCTGGGCTATGGGCCCAGCGTCGATGTCCCCTGCAACATGCTCAAACCAGACCAGCCACGGTCCAGCGCCCGATCTAGGGTAGCAGCGGTGCAGGGTGGTGTCCTCCCCTGGCAGTTGGGGTTGGCATTCTTTCGCTCACGCCTTAGCCCATGATATATGTCTTGAGTATCCGGAACAAAACTATCTGCCTCTACCTGAAGATTTCTTCATGGGCCGATTGACCACAGGACCATTAGAAAATTTGGCCTTGACAGATTCCAATTCCTTGGCATCCGGTGCCAGAGACGCTTTCTTCTTGGCCTGTGCTGCCTTGATCATATCTAAAAAACTTTGCTTTTCTTGCATATTGTCCTCTTGAGATGGAGCGGCGAGCGGGAATCGAACCCGCGTCCGGAGCTTGGAAGGCTCTGATTCTACCATTGAACTACCGCCGCGACAACCTTGACGTTGTGTCTATATGTTACAGTGATCTCCACTAGAGGTCAAGGCCTTTTGAATCTGGAGCGGGTGAAGAATTTCGAAATCTCGACCTCGACATTGGCAATGTCGCGCTCTGCCTCTGAGCTACACCCGCTGGTGTGGTATCCGATGATGGTTACGATCCACCGTCACGCGATTATCGGTCGCGAGCTCTACCATTGAGCTAATCGGGCCGGGTGGTACCACCGCCAGGAATCAAACCTGGTACTCAGCCCTCGCAGGGCTGTGTGATCTTCATTTCACCACGGTGATGCCGAGTGACCCGCCGGTGCAGGGCGGGTATCAGCTTGCCAGCAAGAGGCCTGGCCTACAATGCCGTGTCTGCGTTGCTGTGCAATTGGTCTCGGACACAGGACTCGAACCTGCACCTTCCTCGCCCCAAACGAGGTGGACTCCCTATTATCCCAATCCGAGTAGAATGGTGGAGGATATCGGGGTCGAACCGGCGCATCTTGCATGGCAAGCAAGTAGGCTACCATTACATCATACCCGCAGATTTTGGTGGTATTATCGTGCTAAACCTCTTGCCTGTCTACCGTTGCCTTTATTCTTTGCAACAAAAGTATCTGTTTGGCTATGGCAGTTAGGACATAACAATCTTAAGTTTTCAGGAATATTATTGCCAGCATTACCGTCGATATGATCTAATTGTAGTGCCAAAGGTTTGTTATTATACTCGCCTGGATTTCCACATACAACACATCTATATCCATGTAGATATTTTAATACCCTGTGCAGAGTCCGTCTATTAGAAAGAGCACCACTTTCAAACTTTGGTAAAGTTTCTGCTATTAACCTATGATCGTTTTGGCATTGGTTATTGCAATACTTGTTGAAATGATTTCTTTTCATTTCATTTTCTTTACCGCACGATAAACATGTAAATATTTCCATTTTGTAGACCTCTGCTGTATTTAGCATCACTCTACAAAAATATGGTGGAGGATGAGAGAATCGAACTCTCAATCTCGGCTTGCAAAGCCAATGTTATCCCATTTAACTAATCCCCCGAGGTGGAAGTGAGGGTGGGATTCGAACCCACGAACATCTGCTTTGCAGGCAGCGGCCTTGGACCACTCGGCCACCTCACTATGATCTTGCGTAATTGGCTCCCCGCGACGGTGACGATCCGCCCTCTTCGGTTTTGGAGACCGACGTTCTGCCAACATGAACTAGCGGGGAATATTTTGGCTGTCCAGGCTAGGCTCGAACTAGCGACCCACGGTTTAACAGACCGTTGCTCTACCTACTGAGCTACTGGACAATAATTGGTGCCCCCGGAGAGATTCGAACTCCCGACCCCTCGCTTACAAGGCGAGAGCTCTACCACTGAGCTACAAGGGCATGACTTGGCGGTACCAAGGGGTAACGATCCCCTTCTTTCAGCGTGACAGGCTGATGTGCGTCCATGAACACTTTGGCACCAATTTTTTTCTCATCAAGCGGGAGGTTGCTGGTCCCGCTTGGCCTAGCCAGATCGGTCGGCTTGCGCGCCAGTTGAGCACTGTCGCTAGGACTTGTGTTTTTGGCACACCCAACCGGATTCGAACCGGTGTACTCACCGTGAAAGGGTGATGTCCTAGGCCTCTAGACGATGGGTGCTGGTATGGTGGGTAGCCAGGGCCTCGAACCCCGTATGCCGCAAGGCGCTGGATTTACAGTCCAGTGCAGTAACCTGTTCTGCTCGCTACCCATATCCCAACACACTGGACGAGGCGACCGGTTCCGGAACCGTTCCTGCTTATCTCCAATGTGCTGAGATATGGTGGCGGTTGTGAGTCCAGCTGTCTCACCTTGTGCTGAGCCTTCTCGCAAACTCCTCCACTTGCGATACAAACCGCATCGCCATATCGAAACACATTACATGCAGCGAACCCATCTGCTGCCTTCGGTATTGATTGCTACTGTGTGCCCGGGACACTTCGCAGAGGCCTCGGTAATGTGCTTCGATATGGTGCCACAAAACACCGAGTACAGCAAGTGTATTTTGTGGTCAACCACAGTGGGACCGTCTCCCACCTGCTGATCTTACTGTCTGTGTTCTCGCCACAGAGGTCATCCCAGACTCCGCCCGTTCGTCTTTTTATTTTACGCTGACTGGCCCTCGTTGCCTGGCGTACAAAACAAAAAACCCTGGAGTGTCTAAGTCCAGGGTCCGGTAGCTTGATGTTGCTTGTTGCTAGATCTACCTGGACCCTCCACTATCACCGTTCTCAATCACACGGGTATAACCAATCTGCGGCCATGTTGACAGGCCACCCAATTTGGGACATGCGTGCATTTTGTTTACGAGTGATTGCGTTTGAGTCATCATAGTAGCTATTGTATGAGTTTATTTATATCTTGTCAACCGTGATGTGGCCTAACAAACAAAAAATGGTGCTCCGGGAGGGATTCGAACCCCCGACCAAGCGATTATGAGTCGCCTGCTACTAACCGCTGAGCTACCGGAGCAATACTTTATACATTACACGATCTTGGACTTGCTGTCAATCTTGATCGCTTACCAAGCCCCGGGCCAGGCATAATGTCGGGTCGCGCTGTTGTACACTGAGCAAAGTTTACGAGCAGGATCTGTGTTCTTGTTCCGGAATTCATTGTAAATTTCTTCGGTTCGTACAAGATCTTCACGACTGCCCGACCAGGCTGTGCGAGCCACAGTGAGTGGGCGTCCGCGCCGGCAGGCAAAACCTAGATCCCACACTCGCTGGACCACTGCTCGCCGGTCAGTGATCCTGTCGCCGGTCTCACAGTCATACACACCGGCATGCTCTTTCACGCCAAACGGCGCCTGGTAGTGCGTGACTGAACTGGCACTGCCTGCATCGGTGTTGTCGCGCCAGGTAGCAAAGGTGCTGTAATAGCCATTGTTGCTCCGGGTGGCCAACGTCTGTTCCCACTCCTGCAATTGGCTTTCGGAAAATACCGAGTACCAGGCCGCTGTGACAGCATCGGCAGGAGCCACGAACTGCACGGTGCGGGGTTTGAATATCAGCAGGCTCAAGCCTGATGTGCGACCCAGTTCCAAGAGGTTTTCGAGATTGGCACTGCTGTCCAACAAGGCATGAGTGCGGAACGTGAACTGGGTCAAGGTATCAGTACGACGGGCTTCGTTGGCATTGTCCGAGATCCATGAGTAATATCTGCGCCGCAGTCGCTCACCGGCATCATTGTAGGCGTGTATGTTTTGGATCTCAAGCATGGCCCCACCTCACGCGGTCAATCACGGCCCGAGCCAGGTCAAGATCATCACAGGGCTCTTCGTCGATCATTTCAATCACCACCAGCATCAGCATGGCATGAGCAGTCTGTCGGAGATTGCGCGGTAGCGTGTCAAACCAGGTCATGACTTCGGCCTGCGAATCCATGCTCCAGATGCGTTCCAGGATTTCTATCTGCAAGGGCGTGAGTCCTTCAATCTTGATCATAATTATCTCCAAAAATAGCCAAAAGTGACATGTAAATTAACAACGACCAAAGTATTATTTCTTCAATATTCACAGTGTTTATTCCTTTCAAAAGACACGCTCACCGCACCGGTTTTTCCTACTAGTTATCCAGACAATTCAATCGTGATTTGCTCTTGATCACAATGCTGGTGATCACGGTGATCAAGGACACAATGATCAGCATCAGAGAGATTGGTTTTTCTATAAAAGTTATCCAGTCTCCATTGCTGATGAGCAAGGCACGATTGAGATATTCCTCAAAAAGTGGTGCTACTATAAAAGTCAAAGCCAAAGGCGCTGGTTCAAATCGTAACCAACGCATACCAAATCCTAGCACGCCAAAAATAGCCAAAAGCAAAATATCAAACCAACTGTTGTTGATGCTATACGCGCCGAACACTGCTATCACCAAAATCAACGGATTCAAAATCCATTTTGGGGTTTTCAATACAGTCACCCATACACCGATCAATGGTATATTCAATATTACCAAAATTACATTCCCAATCCACATGCTGGCAATCAAGCCCCAAAACAAAGAGGGTGTGTTGCTGATCACGTTGGGTCCAGGTTGTATGCCGTTGATAATCAACACAGCGATCATCATAGACATGACTGGTGTAATCGGCAGACCCAACATCAAGGTCGGAAGAAATTGACTTTGCGCACTGGCGTTGTTGGCAGCTTCGGGCCCTGCCAATCCAGCCATGGCACCTTTGCCAAAAGTATGTGGTTCTCTACTGATACGTCGTTCCAAAGCATAACTCAAAAAGCTACTGAGCGTGGCGCCTCCTCCCGGTAATAGCCCGAGAACAGTGCCCACCAATGTTCCACGACCTGCTGGCGCTATAGCTTGACGGCATTGGTCAATCGTGGGATACAACGAAGATACCGCAGCCGGACACGATGGCGTCGGGTCCCGGCGCAACATGTTGTACAATATTTCCCCCACACCAAATATGCCTATCGCCATGATCGGAAAAGAAATACCGTCAACAAGATACACGATATCTGCTGTGAATCTTGTCTGTCCGGTGTTGATATTTGTGCCAACTAAGCCTAAAAACGCTCCTAATCCTATCATGCTCAACCCGCGTAAAAAACCACCTTCCGTAATCGAAATAGAAGCCAACATGCCTAACAGCATTAGACTGGCATACTCAGCTGGACCAAACCAAAATGCTATTTCACTCAGCGGAGCAGCCAAGACTGCAATAACAACGGTGGAAACTGTGCCGCCCATGAAACTGGCCAATGCTGTAATTGTCAATGCCGCACCGCCCTGGCCACGTTGTGTCATAGCATATCCATCAAGCACTGTCACGGTGCTAGATGATTCACCGGGCAGTCTCAACAGGATAGCTGTGATGCTGCCCCCATACTGGCTACCATAATAAATACCTGCCAAGAAAATCAAACTGCCAGTGGGATCACCCACACCATAGGTGAAAGGCAACAACAGAGATATTGTGGTCATGGGACCCAGTCCAGGCAGCACACCTATCAAGGTGCCTAACGTGACTCCCAACAAACACAAGGCAAGATTTGTAAGCGTAAGGGCTGTTTCAAAACCTAGATACAAATTTTCCATGACATCAAACAATCATAGCGAGTTCAAGATGACTTTTTTGGCACGGAGTCCGAGATCGCGATCCCACGGATCAGAGTAAGAATATAGAGTAAGTCCCCAGCGCCGGAACGCCAGGGTCAAAGCAAAGTTTATGACAAAAAACATCACTGCGCCGGTCAGGAACCACAACATGCGGCCGCCTGATGCTGATGTTTTTCTCGGCGCTGGTACTGGTTGCGATCACGATGCCGCGCCGGCCGATTGAAATTGTGCTTGGCCACCCAGTTTCGCTGTCTCGCAGTTTTTTTGATCTTGGTCATTGTGCGATCCTCACATCAGTGTTCAGCGTGGGCTGCAGTTCGCGGATCAAGCCGCGTTCGACGCCATGAGCTTCGCGCTTGCCACGCACCACGGCCAGGATTGAATACACAAAAGCCGCGGGTCCACGCTCGCGCAGGGCTTCGTAGAGCCGCCACGACCGGTCTTCGCTACGGCTGCGATAGAGATGCTTGTTCATGCGTGTTCGCACTGATTTCAGCACCGTTGACTCGGTGCGGGCAGTGACTCCGATATAGAAGTCCGAACCCGACTGTATCTGGTACACGATGTGTGTGCGATCCTGTCGCTTGCGTCGTGATGTTTTTGTATGCTCCATTCTCATAGTATACGGAATGGCGAATTTCTGGTCAACCGCTAGGTTAGTTATTGCTAACTTACTTTGTATTTTGCAAACTGGCCAGCCAGGCAGTGAGATCTCCGTAGAGATTCAACATCATGGCTTCCTGGCTGCTATAGAAAGTTATCTTGCGATTGCGTTTGTCAATAAAATAGGGAAAAGCTACCAATCGATCCAATTTCAGAAGATTGTTTTTGTCCACCGTGTTTTTGTTGGTGTAAACCCATTGCCAGTGTTCCAGCTTGAGTTTTTCACCCAAGATTTGATTGCCTTGTTCAGTGAGTCTTAGGCCTCCATTGGCACGGATGTTGTACCACCAGGTGCTGCTGGTAGAGGCCAGATCTGCATCATTGAGTTCAGCAATCAGATACTGGGTTATATCATGTTTGAGATTTGGCATTGGGGTAAATCTGTTGCCCTTGTGTCAACAGAACCACTGCAAACTTGTCGGTGCGAAAATGTTGATTGAGTTTTTTGGCTAGATTAACAGCATGTCCTTGATTACTGAAACTGACTTTGCGATATTTGGGGCCGGGATATTGCACCAGGAGATTGCTGCTTTTGAGATTGATGGGAGCATCATCGTAGAACACAGCCCATATGCCACGGGCTGCCAGCACCTGTTCAGTCTTGTAGGTTTTTTTATCGGTAATTTCCAGTATCACAGTTGGTTTAGGTCGGCTCATATTAAACTCCCAGATTATTTATCAAAAACTAGGAGTTGAATGGCCGTCCCTTGAGTTCAACTTGCACAGATGTAGACGGTGGTGTTTGATGCGCCGAATTTTCCAGCAGCAACAGCAATCTTGTGATGTCGGCATGAAGCATGCGTGCTTCTGATACCGGGATGATCACATCTCGATGTCCGCGGTCTTCGGCTGACCGGAGACGATCGATGAATTTAGCTATGTGTAAGCTCATTGATGCCATCGGTGGCAAAAGGCCCTTGATATTGATATCTTTGTAGTAATATCAGCTTGGGACAGAAAACTATCTGGTATCGACTGTGATGTTGTATCCGATAATAACCAGCCGCGAACCAGCTACGGCTGTTGGGTTCCTTGGTAAACAAAGGCAACTGGGATTTGACATCAAACATAGGATTGTAGATCTGGCAATCCACAGGATAACCATAGACTTCGTTTTTTTCCTTGCTAGAAGTCTGTGACGGTGGTGTTTCAAAGTCCACTGATATCTTGCGCTTGAGACTGCGCAGATTTTTGTAGGTATCTATATGGTCACCAATTTTGACAGCGTAACCATGATCTGTGACGGTTATGTTGCCGATCTTTCGATCCTGATCACGCAGTATCCAATATCGGTCGGGCACCACAGGTTTAGCTTTTATCATCTAGTTCTCCTTGATAGGGTTGATTCAACCATCTTGCATATTGCTCGGCTTGTTCGCTGAGTCGTACCAGATCATGCACACCGCAGAAACGCATGAACTTGACACCAACCTGGGACACCGCCCTGTGACTGATTTGCTCGTTTATGGCCGAATCTACTGCTTGTTTGATTTCCTCGGGCTGGGCTCTGAGATCGATCAATGAGCGATTGCGCATGTAGTCGTCGAGCACACGATGTTCCACTCCGTCAGCATCAACCCAACGACTCAGCATGAGGTTGTTCCAGGCAAATCCTCGTTGATGCCGATCCTCATAGGCTTCAGTGAGACCAATCTTGTTTTTCGAACCTTTGACACGTACTCCAGGATAAGCGGAAAACACATTGTCAGTGGGATCTCCACGCATGCATTTAAGGAACAGCAACCAATCAGGGTCTGGAACAGTTTTTGGCGATTTGGTTTTTTTGTCAATCACAGGCTTGTGGTTTTTGTCTAGCACGCCGTTCACAGTGATCAGTTCATCGGATATTCCGTTGTACTGCATGACATGTTTGTCCAACAGTTGGACAAAATCAGTGTCACTGCTGACTATGATATGCTCGTCACAGGGATGGAGGTCGATCCATCTTGCGATCACATCATCGGCTTCGGCGTTGGGGTGTCGGATTACTGAACAGTTGGTACTTTCAGCCAAGTATTTAGTCAAAGCATCATAGGTTTCCCAAAACAGGCGATCTTCTTCTTGTTCTGCTGGGCTGGCTGCCTGCCGCAGGTCTGTGCGATTGCGTTTGTATTTAGGATAAAAATCCTTGCGCCAGCTGCGCCCTTCCAAGGCAAACATGACATGATCAGCACCAAATCTTTGCGTGACCTTGTTGATGCTGCTGAGCGTTATGTGTAAAGCATACCCAATTTTTTCAGCAGCATCAGCTGCACGGAAGGCCGCATGTCGGGCTCGGAAGAACATGTTGGCAGTGTCTATCAGTAGATATTTCATGGAGTGTGTTCATACCATCTGGTTTTTGATAACATATTGTAACATAAAAACACTCCATGCACCGTGGGCTTCGGTCCCAAAATGATAGGAATCTGGAGAAACTGTCTGGAATCCGTGTGCCAAAAGCCACTGATGATAGGTAGATTCCGGATCATAAGGGGCGATGTAGCTGGCTCCCCAGTCTCTACGCTGATCTTCTGGTATGCAATCGAAATGGTTGTTGCCATTGAAAAACACATGCGGCACTGATAGATCTGCCAGTTCTTGATGCAGTTGCCAGATCTCACGGTGTTCGTATTCGGTCACTGCCTTCCAGTCTAGATCAGCGATATATCTGCGATATCGATCCTGGTGCCCGGATGGCACATCGTCGATGCCAGAAGCAGTGACCTGGTAATACATGCCGTCGATCAACCATTCCTGTCGCTCCCAGGTGCTCCACTGTATGATCACCAGGCTTTCTGTGGTGGACTGCGGATTTTGTTGTAGCCATTCACGAGTGGTGCGACGGATGCGATGATTGCTGGATGCAGATTCAGCAGCACAATAAAAACCATATTTGAGGGTTTCGCTCAGGCGTTTGCCCCAACTCACACGGAGATTGGCCGGATGCGGCACACGTCCAAGATAGTTGTATCTTCCGTCGTCTTCGGCAAAAGCATGCGGATTTACTGCTTCAGCGGCTGCTGTATGGCTGTCACCGTTTACGAACAGTTTCATGGGGTTCCTGACTGATCAAGGTATATAGAGAAGTGAAGCCAAAAATCACTGTCGATCACGAAACTTCCTTGCGTCCACCGCCGATGTCACGTGTTTGGGTAAATCTCGGTTGTGGATTTATGGCCTGTTCTTGCTCCCAACTTTCCATGACCACATGCCGGCAGATGTTCTGGAACCAACGATCTACTATGACATTCTCCGGCTCATTTGCCTGCATCTGGTATCCAGCACGTACTAGATTGGCTATGAATTTGTCATTCCAGTCAAGCTCAAACGCTCCCTCATGTAGATTTTCGGGATTGACATCAAGCCCGATTATGGCCACATAAGGCTCGCCTTGTTTGGTGGCCAATTCTTTGTCAGTGTTATTTTTTGTAGTCTTTTTTGTGGCACTGTCAGGTTTTGTTTTCTCTTGCGTTTTTTTGTCGATCTTTTCCGGTTTCTGCAAGATTTTGTTACCGAATCGTTGTATCCATCCCATCAGTGAGACTTTCGGAAGATGGGTATGGGATTCATCTTGTGAAGACTCCGTTTTCGGATCACACGGTACTGTTCTACCAAGGTATTGTCTGCATCAGATGCTCGTGTGATACGGCCTTCGTCGATGTCCATGGCTCTTTCTAATTCAGCATAAGATAGGCCACCCAGCTGATCTTGATCGTTGCGCCCATCGTCCCATAATCCATCAGTGGGCGGAGCATCGATGATGCGGCTGTCGATGCCAAGATCTCTGGCCATGGCCCACACCTCGGTCTTTGTGAGATCGCCGATGGGCCCTATATCTACTCCACCGTCACCGTATTTGGTATAAAATCCCACTCCAAAATCTTCAACTTTGTTTCCTGTACCTACCACTAGACCGCCGCTGCTCTGTGCTATCTGATACAGTGTCACCATCCTGAGCCTGCTGCGACTGTTGGCAAAAGCCAATGTATCAACAAAGGGAGACATGCTTTTTTCAAAGAGTTCAAAAACTTCTGTGAGATCAAACACCCGTGTTTCTACATTGGCAAAATTGCTGTCTAACCATGCACAATGCGCAAGGCTGAGTTCATTTTGCTCAGGGCGCTGACGTATCGGCATCGACACAGCGATGGTGTTTAGACCTGTACGAGCACACAAGGTACTCACAGTGGCCGAGTCAACTCCGCCTGATACTCCTATTACCAAAGTATCGTGCCCGCTGTCTTCGGCATAGTTACGAATCCATTTTGAAATTTGTGTTGCAAGATCGATCATGTTAGGTTCCCCATTCGTTGCGCCAGATATCTACCTGCAAGCGTGGACTGTATCTCCAACCACGGTGCAAGGCAGCCTGTGCTATTTCACGTACATTGAGATTGTAGACTTCAGGAACTCCGCCTGTGGGCATGAGATACACCGGTCCACCAAATCCTGCGTCGCGATATTCGGCCACAGCTCTTTCAGCATCTTCTACATCTTGCTGTGTCGCCACCACAAACTTGAGATAGGTAAAACCTATCATCTCATAGCTCTTGACTGTGTTGGGTCTTATGGCCGAGTCCCAGGATTCTCCAGATCCTGGCAGTTTTGGGCTTACCGAGAACGTGAGTCGGTCTCGGTCACGGCCCATGCGTGTAAAATCTTCAACGAGATATTTGACAACGTCTGCATAGAGTTCTTGTGTGCCATTGGTTTCGATGGTTAGGTCGCGTAGACCTCGCTGACACAGCATATCCAAGAGTTCAGGATAAAGCTGTTGATAGGCCAGCAAAGGTTCGCCGCCTGTGATGATGAAGTGTATGGGATCGAGGTCGTTGATATCCCATCTATTCTCCGGCAGTAGTTGATGTATTTCGTCTGCTATCGTGTAAACATCGGCCTGATGATTGAATCTTTTGAATTCTGGATAGATTGATGCATAGGTGTCGCAACCTGTTGTGACTAATGGCAGATCTCGGAATTCACGATATCTATCGGGATCCTGTTCTACTAGCTTGATTATCTCCGAGACTTCGGGATTGTGTCCTGTGATTACGTCGTTACGATCTCGACCGAACTTGCGACATCGGAAGTTACAACCAAATGTGCGGAAGAACACCGAAGGTACTCCGGTCCAACGGCCCTCGCCCTGCAAGCTATAGAATATTTCAGTGTAGGTTATTTTTTCCATGTTTTTATTTAGGTCGCAGTAAAAATTTCTTCTTGTAAATAGCGTTTCAATTCTTTGTCAGTGGGATCTACTGAATAGTTGTGATTGAAAAATATCTCGTATGAATCGGATCCGTACTTGCCAATGCCATACAGCATTGTAGCATCTTCAAAGTCCCAGGTCAAGTAGTCTGCGGTCATCCTCTTCAGTCTCGTGGTTCTCACGTTCACCATGCCCAAGGGCCAGATCACGTCGCGCACCTCGTCCACGTCGGCATGTAAAAATGCTACGGGCTCGGGCCAACGATCCACAAAGACGGGAAACACAGTTTTCACAGGCTTGCGGCCAGTCTGGTTCAGCATGATCACGGCCACCATGTGTTGCCAGATCCGATCGCGCCGAGTGCGACCGCCCAACTGCTGTTGCACCATGAGATCATCACGCAAGGGCTCAATCACGGAGATGCCTTGCCAGTTGTGGAGCTTGCCATCCATCGGGCTTGAGTATCTTGCCATCTTCTCTGCGGTTTACTCGACCTGTGACGGGATCTATCTTGGCAATATTTGTGCGCATGACTTCGTTCCAGGCATCTTGTGGATCACAGCCTATGGAGTGCAGGGCACCAATGGTAACAACCAAGATGTCGATGAGTGCGTCCAGTTGTTCGGTACGATCATCAAGCTGATATGCGGCCATGAGTTCAGCCATCTCTTCTTTGATTAGAGTGTAGTACATCATGAACTGGGCATTGTTTCGTTCACCCACAGTCTGTCCGCAAGCTCGCATAAACTGTGATTGATCTAAAAAAGGATTGCTCATGTCATCTCCTTGTGCTGTTCATTGGGGTTCCATCGACGCCACCATTCTTCCCAGGGGAAAACCACCCAACTTGGATCTTCTATCTTGTTGATCGACTCTGCATAGTAGTCAGGATCTATTTCGCTGTGGCTAGCTTCGTTGTGATACAGCACGGCTATGCGCACATTGCTGTTCCAGACATCCTTCCAGTCTGGGTTGGCTGGCAAACAATTTGTCTGCCAATCATTTTTGATCCAGTTCAATGTGGAACCTTGATCATTGATGTCGTCGACAATCAATATGTTCTTGCGGAGAGCAGAATTACTGAGATCGGTTTGAGAGATACCAGAGTCTAGGTCAAGACGATGGTATCCAAACGCATCTTCACTCATCCACACATGACTTTCGCAGTCAGGTGTTTGTTGTTGCAAGCTCACTTTCAATGTGTACATGGGTCGATCCAGATACTGACTGATAAGCACGGCCGGAGTCAGACCGCCTCGAGTGATGCCCACGATATAGTCAGGAACCCATTGATCCAACCACATTTGTCTCACCAATTCTTGTGTCTGGCGTTGTATGTCATTCCAGCTTACATATATTTTTTTCAAACAATCCTCCTAAGATTCTTTGGAAAATCCCACAGTTTCTCTTTCTATATCGTTATGATCAAATTCTGCCCAGTACAATTCAAAAGCAATGGTATCTTCAACTGCTTCAAACTGGTGATATTCTCCAGGAGCAACTTTGGTATATTGTCCTGCAGTCAGCACAGTTTCGTCCACTAGATCATAATCGTTCTTCCACACACGTACAATCATCTTTCCTGACTCTACAAAAAACCCGTTCCATTTGTGTCTGTGTTTGTGTTTGCTACAAACTCCGCCTGCTCTGGCTTCAATCCTATGGAATTCCAACACACCATTGGCTTCCAGTAATTGGGTGTGGCCCCATACTTTTCCTGCGATCATGGCGTTGTGTAGATGCCTCTATGCGATATGAGAAATATCGATGACTTGTCGGGTAATGTCACGGATCGCAGTAGAAGGCACACCCAATTGAGAGTTGATGTTCTGCATCAATTCCAGCTTTGCTTGTGCGCCACGACTGCCATGCCAGTGAATGATATTTGCATCCTCGATCCTACAATTGTTCCATTTGTCGGACATGGCACGTTTTCGATCATCACCGGGCAACATGAACCCCTGATAGGCCATGCGAGGATCGATGACTTTTTCTGCCCCAATCCCTTGACTCCATACCATCTGATTGTATAGTAACTGATCGCTGTTCCACCAGTCAAGTGTTTTGGTTTGTGCCAATGCCCAGGTCCACATGTCTCGGCTCATGGTATTTGGATAGTATCTAATGTCAGCATTGAGAAAGTGCACACATGGACCAAAACTTTTTGGGTCAGTGTAGTTGAACAATAGAAAGTGTTGATATTGATCAAATACCCGGGTGGGCTTGATCATCTGGGTATCAGAACCGCAATAAAAAATATTGCAGGGCTCACGTTGCCAAATTTCCCATATAGACTGAAACTGTTGCCTAAACACATGGTTCACATCTGTGGCCGAGCTCACAAGATTGATCAGTTCCCAGTCATCTTCTAAGAAATGGAAAAAACTTTGTTCGCTGAGTTCATTCATCTTCTCGTACATGGGGTACAGATCACCTTCCCAACTGCGATCACTGCCGGGCCACCATTTGGTGCTGCCAATTTTGTGTAGGCCCTTGATTAGATAGTTCTTCATCTCACCAATTCTACCTTGGGAAAATATCGTAAAAATTCATCACGCTCGTGGTTACGCACAGCAAGGATGCGTTGTCGAATCTCATCAAAGAAATTCCATGCCAGTGGAACAAACAACACACGGACATGTTGATCCAAGTCTTGTAGGCGTCCAATGCCCACTATGGCAACAGCACGTCCAGGTGTGTACAATCCTTGTTTGAGAGGATTGTCATCCACAATAAAATCTAGATCAAGCTCGGCATAGTTCAACAAGGTATTGCCTTTGGCTGCAGCTCCATAGCCCACCAACAGGTATCCTTGTGTGCGATACTGCTCAACCAACACTTTCAACGCTGTCATGTTTGATTCTACAGTATCACGCCATTGTTGATAGGTGCTGATTTCAAGCAGTGATGCTTCCATGGCAAGGATGTTCTGCACATGATGCCGACGACTAGGGTGCAAACTCAACACAAAGATGTAGCTGTTGCCGTGTATGGGAGTTTTAACAACATCAATCAAGTGCAGTCCGGCACGCTGCGCCAATTTAAACATGCTGTTGGCATTGAAGAAGTTCACATGCTCATGATAGATGGTATCAAACTCGTTGTGCAACACCATGTCAGCTTGGCTGGTTTGCACAAACAACAGTGTATGATCACGCATGAGATCGCGGCACGACTGCAAAAATCCCAAAGGATCAGGATTGTGCGCGCAAACATTCTGTGCGGTGATTATGTTGTAGTCGTTGTGGCCCAGCTGAGCCACTGCCGACGGACCAAAGAAGTCACACACCACACTGTGATTGGCGCTGCTGCGTTGGTGCAAATTTTCAGCCGGATCAATACCATGGGTTTTCAATCCCAATTGCTTGAAATAGTCTAATTGGGTGCCATCGTTGCACCCAATATCAAGCACACTGGATGATCCAGGAAGATATTCCAAACAAAAATTAGCAAACCACTGTGAGTATTCTCGGATGGTCTTGTTGGTGCCAGTGGCATACAAGTAATTCTTGTAGATAATTCCTGGATCAACGGTATGACTCAACTGCAGATGATAGCAGTCGTGGCAAAGCCTCACTGCCAAAGGATAACGATTTTCGGCATCACTGGCTGCTGTTTTATAGGCATTGGCCAGAGGCTGGACTCCTAGATCCAGTGCTGTTTGAATGTCGTGGCTGCCACACGCCAGACATTGCGTGTTTTCATGTACATGATTCATAGCATCAACCAGCGAGAGTTTTTAAGAGTCCAGTTCACCATTTGTTCCAAGCGAGTATCAAAGTCGTACTTGGGCTCCCATCCTAGACTCTTCATGTATTCGCCACTGAGTGCATAACGAAAGTCGTGTCCCGGGCGTTGGGTATCATATCCCACCATGACATAGCGGAGACCACGCCCCATTATCTTTGCAACATGTTGTGCCACTTCGAGATTGCTGATTTCTCGCTGCCCCACAATATTGAACTTGGGACAAGTGGCACCGCCGAAATCAGCAGGCAATGCAAATCCCTTGTGCGGCAAGTTCATGATAAACATGGTTGCATCAGCCACATCGGCAGCATGTACCCAATGACGCAGGCCACTTTCGGTGCCAGTTTTTTCATCACAGTGGATGGTCACTTCTTGATCGTCCAGTACCTTGCGCATGACCAAACCCAGGAACTTTTCTGGCAATTGCCGCTCTCCAAAAACATTCATGGTATGGGTGCAGTAGATAGGCATGCCAAATGTGTTTTCGTAAGCCACGCACAGTTCCTCGGCACCAGCTTTGGTGGCTGAATAAGGACTGCGACTGTTGTAGCGATCATATTCTCGGTATTCAACACCGTCAGGTGCAGATCCAAACACTTCGTCGGTGCCAAAATTTATAAACTTCTTGATACCGGGCAAATATCTACGAGTGTAGTCCAACAAGTTACATGTACCCACCACATTGTCTTGCACAAACAACATGGGGTTTTCGATGCTGCGTGTGACATGACTGCCTGCGGCCATGTGGATCACATAGTCGACTCCACCAATCTGGGCTGCCAATTGTGGATTGATTTCTGCACGAAGATCGTGATATATCACACGCAATCTACGCATCTCATCAGGTCCAAATTCTTGTGCAAGTTCGGCAAGTCGATTGAGATTACCGGAAAAGTCTAATCGATCCAGAGAAATAATATTGTACTCAGGGTGCTTGAGCAATCGGCGTATCATATGGTGCCCAATAAATCCAGCACCACCAGTGACCATCACGGTTTGTTTGTTCATTAAGTTGGAATCTCCTACCTTATAAGTTGTCATCAACGTTGGACAAAAAATGCTGGGTTGGCTGCTGGAGTGCACGAGTACGTGACACAGTGGCGCAACTCATTTCCATTGTTTGATCTGTTTGTTGGGATCGTACTCAGGGCCGGTCATTTTGGCCCAGGGATCTTGCTGACCTTTCAGCACCCGACCGAACCAGGTCATGTCTCTGCCTTGGGCAGTTAGAAAGTTGCTGATCTTGACCGCATCCTGCATGCGTTGTTGCCGTCTTGAGGGATAGTTGAAATCCCTGGGGTCACTGGGATCAAATTCAAACATCACACGCCGTTGATAGGTATCATCCTGATTGGCACCAGTGAGATCAAATCGATCGTGTCTTACATCGATGTCTACATTGACCATGATGTCTAATATGTAGCTGATCTGGCTGATCCATGCATCATTGAGTTGGTGATCGCTGAGATAACCACAGATGTCCAGCCATGCCCGTGGAATAATAGGGAATATAGCATAAGGATGACAATTGTGCGTGGGGATGCGTATGCAGCAAAATTCTGAAGTTTTTTCTCGCACGCGAGTGTCCCAGCCCGGCGTCAACATCACAGCATCGTCGTTCCAGAAGAAAAACCAGTCTCCGCTACTGTGTCGAGCCAGTGCGTTTACATAGACATTGAGTCGGGCATAACCCAACGGTTCAAAATGCAGCAAGGTGTAATCAAGGCCTCGTGCGTCTAGATCCGGAAGCAGATTTTCTTGTACCCATTGCGAACTGGCAGCATCATCGTCATCCATGCCCAACAAAAGCTCGAGCTTGCCCACATCATCGGCGAGATCAAACAAGCTGTCAAGACTGGTTTTTAATGCATCAGTGCGGCCCCGAGTGGGCAACAAAATACTGATTATGTCATCCTTGTGTTTGGTTTCCAAAACTGTTAGATTCCTTGATAGATAGCAGAATTTCCAAGATGTTCGAAAACTTCCACAGATTGGAGTCTCACACCTTGTCCTACGGGATACCTGGCATCAAAACTATGCCGGCCACCACGCGTGTCGGTGAAGCACCAAGCTGTGCCAGATTGCCAGGCATCCAGCATCTCCTGCATCTTGTGATAGGCCAATTCGGCAAATTTTTCACAGCCCACAGCTTCTACTATGCGTAGATCACACACAGCGCCGCGTTCATTGGGTGCCACATCTGTGATAGATCCTGTGCCCGATGCCACCGAATGGCCAAGATGACTGAGTCGTTGGAATTCGTATAGAAATGGGTCGTCTTGGGCCACCAACATGGTGTGATCAAACATGTGTTCGGCCCAGGCCTTGAATGCTTTGAGACCGCCAAAATCCATGACCCAGTTACGGTCATCCAGTGTCTCGCTTTCGAATGTCAATCGGATACCGATACTGTATCCATGAAGCAGACTGCAATGGCTGTGCGTGCTGGGCCATTGACGGAAACAGCAAGAAAATCCGCGGTCATTGCCGTATGTTTTTGTTGAAAGATATTTTGCCATCTCAATTTTTCCTATAGAAAGATGACATGCAGAATTTTTAAAGTGGGATGAATGTCAGAAGAGTCCACTAAGAATCCATACTTATGGTTGTTGATATGTGTTGGTTTTGTAATTTTGTCGGTCAGGTATCACTCCACGCACGCCACCTGTGGGGTCCGAGCAATCGCCCGAACGTCGCGGTATGAGATGTATGTGTGGATACATCACGGTCTGTCCGGCTGATTTACCCTGGTTGAATCCGATGTTGTACCCATCGCAGTCACCGCTGTCGACCAAGCGGTCGCCTTCTAATTGAGCTTCTGTCATGGCCAGATGAATCATGCAAGGTTCATCAGAGTTGGGCACAAACAGCATGTGTCCGGGCGTGACAGGATAACGATCTCGGAACACAGTGACATGATCGTTGTTCCAGACCAGATCATCCCAGGGTGCTATGTTTTTCTGTTGAGCATCAGATAATTTCAAGGCCAAACCTCCAAATTTGATTGATTTATCCAAGTGGATATCTGTTCGCCTATACTGAAACTGGAATCCTTGCTATAGATAGTGTCCAAGAGAACCATGTCAACTCGCCCGTCTGTGTTGGCATCTAGGAAAATCGGTTGTCCCAGATACCATTCGGGAAAATTTTGACCAGACAAAACAAATGGGGCAGGATTGGCAAAATATCCGGTGCCATTGTTAAGCCAAATCATTTCATTGGCCCGAGCTGGATGCACACCAAAACTGTTCTGCCAAAAATCTATGTCTCCGTCTTGGTCCAGATCTTTGAGATATAATTGGCTGGCGCCCCCTTTGCCATTGGTACTCTGGGTGCTGGTCAACACGAAAGAACCGTCCTTTTGCTGTTGATAAACAGTGAACAATGCATTGCTCCAATCTTGATAGCGATTTTCACCGGGGCGACCTGAAAGATCACTGATGCCATCGTCGATGCCGTTGGTGTTTTCGGTTTCCCACAGCATCACGATATCTTCAAAACCATCACCGTTGACATCAACATTGTAGCTGTCAACAGCTCCATAGTTCCTGCCTATGCCATCTGCAAAAGGACGTTCCAATCGCTGAGTTTCTGTGAATTTGCCATCGATGAACTGCAGCACTGCAGGACCTCCGATGTTGTCGGATTGTGTCCACCATCTAAATTGTCCGGCCACGATAGCCATCGAGCCCGTGGTTGCTGATTTCACCCAACCTGCTCCGCTGGCCGGGTACGTTGGGTCTTGATTGCTCCATGCCGAGTCTATCAGCTCTTTGCGCCATGTAAAAGTACCATCACCATCATTGACAAAAAGACGCAGACCACCATTGAACGAAGCTATCACGATATCTAAATCACCGTCCTGATCAAAATCGCTGGCAGCCCCGACGTGATGGAAAGCATCAATGGTTCGGCCCTGGGTGTCCAACCATTGCGAGCTGTCTTTCCAGGTCAATCCGTAGTCGCTGGCTTCCAACAATATTGGTGCTGCTCCCTTGAAATAGGCAGTGTTTCGATTGTTCAATTCCCATCCTTGATCGACCAGCATGAAATCCATGCGGCCGTCATTGTTGAAATCACCAGCGATGCTGTCTCTGACATACTGGAAATCACGAGCCGCATTGATGGCTTGATCATTGGGAACGAATCGTCCATTTTGATTGATCCAGACGATGGCCGGGATCGGCACCGGTGTGGTATAGTTGCTGGGAAAGGTGATTATATCAATGTCCCCGTCATGGTCGACATCACCGTAGACATTGCCCACCAATCTACCCCAGGCATAGGATTTACTCAGTGATTCATTGATGTATGCCGGACCTTGTAGCTGATTGACAAAATCGATGTCTTGGGACACCGGCACGTTGTTACCGCCACCGCAGGCCGCCAACAATGCCGGCAACGCTACAGTACCGATTGATAGATTAGAAAACGGCCCGCTGGTACCTTTTGGTTTTTCTGATTTTTGCGAAGTTATAGCAAGATGGTCGATTTTGATCTGATCGTCAACTGCATCAAATGATATCAGTATGCTTTGTAATGATGGCTCCAGCACAGATTTCTCCTGGGTTTGATAATTGAGTCTTGATTTTACACAAACATGATTAATTGGTCAATCCAACGGTTTAACTATCACTTACCTTGGAGCGAAATCTTGCTGTAGCTTGATATTATCAGTAAACTCTTTTTTCACAGCAGGATCCGTCCGGAAAGCACCGTGCAACACTGTGGTCTGTGTGAGTGAGCTGTGTGCCATGATGCCGCGATTTTCACAGCAACCGTGCGTGGCCTGGATATACACACCAACATCTTTGGAATCTGTGGCTCGCATGATCTCTCTGGCGATATCATTGCAAAGCTCTTCCTGCAAGGTGCCTCTACGAGCACACCACTGTGCGATACGAGTATACTTGCTGAGTCCTATCAATTTTTCTGCTGCCAAGATACCGATGTAGGCCACACCTACCACAGGTTGATGATGGTGGCTGCACATCGATCTAATCTCACTGCGCACCACCAACATACCTTCGTAGCGATCCTCCGAGTTGTTTGGAAAAGCTGTGCAATCTGGAGCAGAGTCATACCTACCTGCCATGATCTCGTTGTAGTACATCTTGGCCAGCCTGCGTGCTGTGCCTTTACTGTTGGGGTCAGTCTCTCTGTCGATCAAGAGCCGATCCAGCATCAGCTCGAATGCTTCAGTGGCTTCATCAATCAGGAACGGTATGTCTGTGTCACGCACATAGTCCGAGATGTTGTCTCCAGCCCAGAATCTTTTTCCGTCATCTTGCATGCGCTTGCGCAAGATGTCGCTGAGGTATTTGCCCTTTTGCATCAATTGTTCTCCGAGTTAAGGGTGGTGGATCACCATGTGTTGATTGTAGCTGATATTTAGGTCAAAGTCAACTTCTGATGGTGATTTTGCGGCAATCTGGATAGGCTACTTTTTGGCTTTGGGGTTGAACTCTGATCAAGGCATCCATGGCTGATTGTGCTTCTTCGATGGTTGGGCGATAATGATAGCCCAGCACGAACTCTCGCTGCGACTGCCAAGGAGATATCTCGAGATCGCGCCCATCGTATCTCATCTTCAGCAAGCACTGATAAGTCAGCACATCGTCCAGCAAAACTGCTCCACCGCGGCCAGTTGATGTGGCCATGGGTTTTGAAAAACCAAAGCTCAAACACTGCAGTTGTCCTGGCCGATACATGTTTGGTTCCAGTCTGCGCGCAGAATCCCAGATACGTGTGCCATGGAAAGCATATTCGCCTTGCCAATCTTCATCGATGAGCTCGTACTCGATGCCCAGTTTGTGCATGGTCATTGGTATGCTCAGATAAGTGAAGGCAGTGAAACGTGTGGCTGCTATTCGATCGTGTCTTAGACAAAGCTCGATGGCATGTGTACAACAATCGGTCATCACAGCATAGCGTGCTCCAGTATATGCCGCCAGAGCCCGTTCGAATTCTAGTATCTTATCGAACATACCATTTCCAGGCATGCGTGACCATGTCATCAAGACCATGCTGTGCCTGCCATCCTTGCGCTTCTAGTTGTCCAGCATCGGCTTGGAGCCGTGCAGGATCACCGGGGCGTCTGGGACCCACAGTGATCTTGAGTTTCTGACCAGTGATACGTTCGGTAGCATCCATTATCTCACGATTGCTGATGCCTTGATTGATGCCAACATTGTAGACACCGTTCACAAAGTCTGTGTTGAGTGCCCGTACATGCACTGCGGCCACATCGGCCACATGCACATAATCTCTTATACACGAGCCATCCTCGGTGTCGTAGTCGTCGCCGTTGAGAACAAATTCCCGACCGTCCCGGATGCTCTCTAATATCCGGGCTATGATGTGTGTGGCGCCATCCCGCTGTCCGTGTTGTGCCTTGGGATCGGCACCGCACACGTTGAAATAACGGAACGCGTTCCAGCTGAGACCATAGGCTCGACCATAGCTGCGCAGCATCATTTCAATCATGAATTTGCTGTCACCGTAAGGGCTCACCGGCGCCGGCACGTCTGATTCTGCACACGGCACATGATCAGGTTCACCGTACACAGCAGCTGAGCTGGAAAAAATGATCTTGCTCTTGAGACGTTGCTTCACGACGTGATCCAAGAGAGTCTTGGTCTTGACAAAGTTGTTGTGATAATAACCGGCAGGGTCTTTCATGCTGGGGCCAACCAGGCTGGTTCCGCCGCAGTGTATGATGGCCAAGGGTTGATGCCGGTAGATGGCATCCAAGGCATAGCTGCTGGCATAATCTTCCTGCATGAAGTAGTCAGCATAGTCTTTGAGATTGGCAGGCAATCTAGCCTTGTCAATGCCCAACACCTTGTAGCCGGCAGCTCGGAGTGCTATCATGGTTTGACCACCAATGAAGCCGGCAGCACCTGTGACAGCTACCGAATTTGACAACACAGTTTCTTTGGTTTTAGACACATCAATCCTCGATTTTAACGACTTGATATTTTTCGTGTGCAACATGATCTCGATAGCGAGCACCGGTCCTCAACCACTGACCTCCTTGCCCTGTCATGATGTCCACGACACGATCAACGGTGCCGTTGGTCCAGTCCGATATCAAGCCTTGATTGTGATGCGGCTCCATCAAGAGATTTTCCAGCTTGTGGAATGCATCGTCTATGCTCCAAGGAACGTAGAGACGGTTAGGATCATCACTAAAAGTCTCAGGGAAACTGCGATAAGCAGGGTATAGAACATTGCAGCCGAGAGCATCTGCCTCACTCACTGTGTTGGAAACCCAATCTTGAAGGGCGCAATTAAACAGCACGCGACTGTCATTTAGCAGAGCATAGTAATCATTTTTTGTGAGATTCTCATAGATGGTGAGTGCACCAACGTTGGCCAGGTCTCGGGCCTGATCCACATATTCTGGCCGGTTCGAACGCAGGGGTCCTCCCTGCAGTATCGCAAACTCTACGTTCTTATGACGGCCCTGGTTGCGATACATCTCCACGAGATCCATGAAGAAATCCGGTTGCTTTTCTTGATCCCATCTGGCAGCAAACACCACTCTCATGCGCCGCTGATCAAACGGCCGAATTTGGTCTGCACCACCGATGCGTTCCTGCACTTCCTCCTTGCCGAACGCAAGTCCTGAAATGTTGTAGATGTCACAGTCCCAGCCAGCAATTTTCATGTGTGCCACCATCTCTTCGTTGGTGGCCAGCACAGCACCGCCTGATTTTCGCACCAGCTCACACACCATTTTTTCATACAGGCCCATCCACCGTGCCATGTCCCACACATGCACAAAATCGTCGGGATCGATGCTCTGTGCAAGACAGCGCACAAACACACGTGGGCGTTGATCCGGTGGAATTTGATCCATGATGTAGGGCAGGCTCTCGATGCCAGGTTGGAACATGTCTTCAAAGTACACAACATCTTCCGCAGTGACTGCCCCTTGCTGCATCAGCTGCACTAGATTCATCATCTGGCTCATGGCAAAATAACTGCGACCGTGTGCGTCAAGAACCTGACCCACAGATATTTTTTGGCTGTTGTCCAGATTTACACCGGGCACATATGTAACTGCGAGTCGCCGACGTTCAAACACACGCCGATTCCACTCTGTGAGCTGTAGGGTGTAGCGTGACTCATAGCTTTCGAGCCCCATGTAGAATAGTTTCTTCATATTAGTTTTGTTCCTGTACAAAAATAATTTTATCAAAACCAACACTGGTTGTTGGCAATATATCGAGATCGTGACAACGCCATTCGTATCCCAGCTCTCGAAATTTGGATTGTAGAATAGCTTCTCCAACTATGCTTAATTTGGATAGATCCCAGCTCCGATCTTGTTGTGTAAGTGTACACTGTAAAATCTCTTCGATCATGTGGTATTCATCCAAAATGTACTGTTGCTTGGCTCTATATTCTTTGCAGAAAGCTGTTATGGATGTTTTAGGTCGGTGTCCACAAAATTCCATGATCGTTTCTAAAGTGTTTTGAGTATGTTCAATTATATCTTGATTTGAAATACATAAAAAATTATCACTGACAAGGCTGGGAGATAAAATCCATTCCTGTATCCATAATGGATAAAACAAGCTCAGCCATTCTCTATATTCCCATCGCTGCATATCAGTGTAATGATCATACTGCGGATTCCAGTTTTTGATATCAATGTCATTGATATTTCCTCCAAAAATATCAAGAGTTTTTCCTAATCCTATACTAATTTTATGATATTGGAATAGCATGTTTATTTCAGCCCATCTACTGTCCTTTGCATGAATCAGTATTTTGCTGTCAGATTCCCAACTGATTGATTTATTGCCAACAAGTGTTAAAATTTGATCAAGTTTGTGATCACTCGATGGATAAATTACAGTAGTAATATTTGTGGTTGATGTCATTCGGTCAAGAGTTATTTCATCGGTAATGTGAGAGAGTTTTTTAAACTCGTGGCACGACCCATCAGGACTCACAATAACTTCTATATCTTTATCTATGTTTGTACAGCCTAGTAGGGCCATTTCAATCATAGTTCCGTGCATACCAGGCACGAAAAAAATGTGAATCAACTACCGCCTCCGTGCGCTATCGATCAGCCACATGTCCTTGGCGGTTTTTCCTTGCAAGAACTTGTTGAATTGTTGATAGGCATAGCTTTTCCAGTTATAAAGTTCTCGCTCGTCATAACGATATCCAAATTCTCGACAGAAACGTAGAAATTCGTCGAGATCGTCAAACAGTGCTTGTGTCTTGGGATTTGATCGGATCTGGGGCCGGCCCATGATTCCTCCTTAGATTTTTATTGATAGGTTGGGTTGATGTGTTTCATAGCGGATCTCACAGCCGTTCTCACCGTCTTCGCTGACTTCAATCCACACGGTGCGATCGGGATAGCGATCTGCTATGTGTATATATAGATCGTCTGCCATCATTTCACAACTTTTGAAGTCCAGTTCGAGCACGTTTGTGTTGTAGAGATTTTCCAGCCAGCGTTTGAACTGGATGAATTCGATGTCGCGATCATTGTGGAACACATCTATGGCCACACGGAAATGGAATATGTGTCGATGAGCATTGGCCAGGAAGCTGACATCATATTCATCTCCCGTGGCCAGACCGGGATCAGTGGCCGCCGCGGGATAGCGATGCATGCCTTCTTTGCGGAATGTCACCCAGATCTTGCGATCAGCCCGTGCCTTGATGTTTTCTACTGTGATTCGTTGTTGTTGGTTCATGATTTCTCCTGATACTCATATATTAACGGAAATATCTGCCGGCTGTCAACTCCGTGTTTGAGATCGAATCTATCCAGTTGTTGCCACAACGAGCTGGCATCCTCGGATGTCTTGAGTTGAGCTATGTAATCGCGTATGTTGTCCCAGCCTCTACATTTGCGATACCGCTCCTGATCCATTCTCTTCAGCACACGCTCTTGATACGCGACCGGCATGTGTCGGATGTCCCAAGGTCCAGGATCGACACCGTTGTTGTAGAGTTGTACAGTGATGACCACAGCATCATGTCCTTGGCTCAACAAACGATCCACCAAGTCCCAGGTGGTAATCGCGTTGATGTTCATCACTACCACATTGAAGGCTATGAAATCATTGTGTTTGCGAGCACGAAGATCTTGGAGATTTTGTGTGAATGTGTGCCAGTGTCCGGGCCATCTGATGTAGTTGTATCTGTCATCGGTGTCATCAACGCTGATCATGAAACGACTTTTTGGAAACTGCATCAACAGTTCGTACACGCGATTGTTTTTGGTTTCGCTGAGATTGGTATTGGTGATGATTTCTACATCAGGATTATGGTCCAACAGAGCTTGTAGTACTATTTCGTTTTCTTTCATCATGGTGGGTTCGCCGCCGGCGAGATAAATGTGCCGGATCTCTCGTATGTTTTCCAGCACATGATCAAGCAGACTGTTGCGAGTGTCTCTTTTGATGTTTATCAGCTTTTTTTGCTCTTGAGCGTGTAGGCTGCTGTAGATGGGACCGCAATACACACAGGCATAGTTACAGGTGTTGCTCCAGCGTAGATCAAGATAGCGTGGACTGAAATTACCGACTTGATTGTACAATGGATCTTCGCGGTCAGGAAAAACTCTAAACATGTGTTGTTGCAGATTGTGTTTGTTTCCATCCCTGCACCAGTAGCAGCCCGACACTGGTTGATCGGCCAGCATGAGTCGTTGCACTTCGCGATTTTTGTCGCCTGACACTATGTCTTTGATGTCCTCGGTTTTGATATTTCCGATTTTGTTACGGCCCACACAGCAGTTGTCCACAGATCCATCGGGATCAACATACAGGCTCAGCCACGGAGCCGGGCAGAAATTTTGATTATCAACAGCGATCACAGAGTTTGCCTCATGGATTCCATGGTTATGATCTTGCCCAGTTCGGTGGTGAAATCCTCGTTGTCGGTAATGATGTAGTGCCGGCTTTCTGATCTATCCGTTCTGCGATCATAGGTCCTGAAGCTCACCACAGACCCGCCGATCATTTTCTTGATGGTGATGCGCAGGCCATCTTCCCAGTCTTCGGTGGCGATGTCCTGCGGGACGGGTCTAGCGGCTTTAGCACCGGATAAGGCCACCAACTCTATCTCATCACGAGTGGCGTAGGCCCAGCGCCACTTGCGGGCGAACCACCGGTCAAACCATTTCATACTGTCTTGTCCTTTTCGTATGCGCTCCAAGGGGTAAATCTGGATCGGCGTTTGAGGTCATGGAGCTGGTGTACCCATACTCCGGGATTGGTAGCGGCAAAGTCTCGGTCATCGATCTTCACACAGGTGTTGTAGTTCCAGAGCCCAATGTAGGGGATGGGAACCTTGATGATGGGTATGAACCGATCGTGCTCGCACAGGCCGCCTTCGTTGAACTCTGCCACCTGATCAAACGGTATGTCCAGGCTGCACCAGAAGCCGCGATCGAGATAGGTACGGATTACCGATTCCCAAGCTCGGTGTTGGTCGGCACCGCGAGGATGGAAGCTGTCATTGGCACCAAAAAATATGTGCTCGGCAGCAAGGGGTCGTTCTAGCTCCTGATCTATTGCCTCCTGCGTTTGGTATCCCACCACGAACAGGGTGTGCAGGCCCAGTGCCGGAGTGTGTTCTACTTCGTGCCCCCAGAAAAACTGTGTGTCGCTGAAGCCGGGCCTATCCATGTTGATTTTCCTTTTTCAACTGTTCAATTCGATCTCGTAGATGCAGTTTTTGTTTTTTCAGTTCTTGCATGCGATGATCGCTGAATCTACCGGTGCTTTCAAGTCCAGCGATCTGTTTGTTCAAGGCATGATGTTCTTGCTCCAGCTGTTCTATGAGGTTTTGATCGGTCATGATTGCTCCTCTAATTGGTCTAGTTTGGTTTGATCAAATCCATCAGTTTCACAGTCCTGTTGTGCTGTGGAAAAAAGATTGTCAAACATGGTATGTGCGTTTACTGCTCGTTTTCCGGTGAATCCACGTGTGCCTATGACTCTTTCCCATATACTAGCATGATCATCGATTATTGCCAAGCTCTTTGAGCGATCCTGTGCTCGGAAAATCTGATCGATCACCAATCGTGCATCGAACCCGGGATCATTGGGGTGCACCAGCATGGATGGTGCTTGTCCAGAATCAAAACAGCGATTGGCTCTCTGCACAGCTTCGATGTGCATCCAGACATTGTGCGCCATCAGCAAGGCATAACTGAAGCTGTCCCAACTGGTCTTTCCTTCTTTGCCGATCTTGTTCTTGTCGCCGGGTCGATAGATGCAGATGTCGGAAATCTTCAAGCGTGAGGAAACAGGAGAATCTTCGAACTGAGCATGTATACCGTCTTGCCGCACAGCATCGCCGAACAAGCGTGAATCTATAGCATAGCGTTTGTCATCTACAGTGGAATCCATGCGATAGCTCCATTTAGATCTGGGGTCAGTGACGATCGAATGATACAACTGTCCGTTGGCAGTGGCCAAGAACGGTGAGGCGCAGTCAAAGCTGATAGTGAAACTGGGATTGTGATACTGCCGCACTGCACGTTGTATAATGGTCAATAACACTGCCCATTCCAGCTTGGAGGTGCCCAAGAAGTGCATCCAGTCATGCACTCCGGGTTCCAACAATCCGTCGTGTATGAGATGTACCAGACGTCGCAGCACCAGGTGCACATCACACATGTTCTGTCCGCCCATGCCCCAACCATTGAAATGACTGCTGTGCTGTGCAGGATCGCAGAATCCTTTCATGAGAGCGTACCAATGGTCGGCTTCGGTATGGTTGCCGCCTTGCAACACATTCAATATGCGCGTGGAGCCGAATCGATTGGCCACCCAGTAATTGTTGTTGTAAAGAGTGGCATTCACTGCATCGTCGTAGCTGTGTATTCCACAGGCTGCTGCAGCTTTGGGATCTCGATAGGTCCAAGTAGGTATGTCCATGGTCATGGCATAGTCAGCGATGCCCATCTGCCAATCCAGAACCTGTGCTCGTTTCTTTTCAGCAGCGCGATCTGTGTGGTCGGCCCAGCGACCGGGCCATACACCTTTTGCTATCTGGAATCCGCCTGAGTCAGCCAGCATCAACGATCCGGGATCTCTATTACGGATCATGTCTTCTTTGGGTGCATGCTTGGCGAGATCAAGGTTGGCGTGTCCAGCCGAGTATAGGCTCCAACGGTAAGGAAACAAGGCCTTTTGAGGGTTCAGCCAATTTAACTGCTCCATGTCGGGTATGCCCACAGGCATGCGAGCAGGCTCCACGTACTGTTTGTGCCTTTGCTGACCTATATAACTGCCATAGAAACTGGAAACAGCCGGCAAAAAAATAGCATAGTCATTCTGAGCTGCTGTGAGATCGTGTTGTTCGGTCATTGTATGAGATTTTTGAGATAGTCGTCGAGATGCACCAAGCCTGGATTAAACTGATCAATATACATGAGTTCTTGCATGGCTGCCAAATGATCTGGATGTTGTGTGTTACCGATCACATCATTGGCATCAAAATCCTGCCAAGTGCCCCAATCCACCAGTTTGGTGATGTTGCCATGCCATCCACGCTGTACACAAAGCTCGGCAAAATTGCGCATGTCATGCCAGTTTGTTTGTTGCACCACAAACATCAACCATACATCTGCACCAGTGTCGGCGATCACCGAAGACAGGAAATCAAAATTTTCCTGCAACACCGACCATTTGCCGCCCAATCTAACCTGCTCGTACACTTGGGCACTGCCGGCATCGATGCTGATCTGGTATTGAGTGGTCTGGGGCAAGATACGACTGCGGCTCAGTTGTTTTTTCAGCAGCAGTCCGTTGGTAAACAAGCGGAAAGTATGATCGGGCCTGGGCTGATACTCATGCAACAATGGGCGCATGATGTTGCTGGCCAGCACATCACCGTTGCCGCTCATGATGATGTGGCAAGGTTCTTGGAACCGCTCCAGGAGATCAATGAGATGTAGTACCTGTGAACGACGCTGTTCAAACACCGGACCCTCGGTCAGCATCTTGAGTTCGGAACGGCAGCTGGGACATCTGAGATTGCAACTGTCGTCGATGTTGATGCTGATGGTGTGCTTGTCATACCTGATGTCATGATCCTGGATGCCACACATGTCTATGGCACACCAAGAAAACTGTCGATCCAGGATGTCCTGCTGCACCTCTCGGGCCACTGGACTGCTCCATATCGCACCCAAGTCATCAAATTGTTCGATGCGCCCTACACTGACCGGCAGCCAGGCTTCGCAGGCGCAGACAAAGCACTCTCCGGTCCAGTCCACGATGAGATAGCGCCAAGGTGCTTGGCAATGATTGGCAATGATCAACTCTGCGTCTTTGTTGCGACGTAGGCGATCCAGGCGGCTGCTTTGATGATAGATGGGTATGTGTTTCAGCATGAGTAGAAGGTCACAGAATCAAAAAGATCCTGATCTTCCTGATAGCAATCTTGAAGCTGCTGTCGTGCCCCCGGCCGCTGATCAAGCTGCTGTCGTACCAGATGCATGATCTCAGTCTGAGATATGCCGACCATGCCGTTACGGAACACCGGTGCTGCCTGATCCTGTGCACGGTAGCGATCAATGCCTGCTGTGTTTTGTTGCATGCCCAGTTGATCCCGGAACCAGGCCAACATATTGGTTTCTAGATCCGGGCCGAATTGAAACCAGGTCACGCGATCTAGTTCGATGCCGGCCAAAAAACTGCTCTGTGGTTCAGTATGATTGTCAAATATCACGGTGTCAAACACCCAGTCCCAGCCCAGACGTTGCCAGTGATCTTTACAGGTCGGATCATTGCCAACCTGGCACTGTGCAAAACCCGAGATCCAGCGTTCTACGGGATCTCGCAGGATCACCACATGACTCACTGCTCCCGACTGTTGCTCGGTCACAAAGTCGCATTCGTACCCAGGTTTCCACAGTTCCTTGGTCCAGGTGCTGGCGCATTTGGGTATGGGCACATAAATCCAGTCTTGCATACGCACAGCTGAACCGTACGGATGCCGAGGCCACACATCACTTGCTTTGCGCGGGTAAAATATAGTCATAGACTGCCAACCCAGAATTCACAGTGATCTGCATGGCGCCCTCGTCGCTGATACGCATGACTTTGTCTCCCGACAGACTCAATATATTGATCACTTGCTGTACCGGCCAGGCCCACGCATGTTTGAGTGTGACAGACGCGCCAGAATGAAACACAAACTCACCGGCATGTGTGCTCTGATCACCAAACTGGAACTTGAGTTCATTGTTTTCGGTCTTTACACGGAAATTTGGTATGTCCGAGTTGGCCTGTGCCTGCATGCGTAGTCTAGCAATGGCAGCCACTGTGGGCTCGAATTCTAGGCTCCATTTGGCACCAAGGAATTTGGCAGTTTTTAATTTTTCGGCCACTACCTCTGATGTCATGAATCGGTAATCGTTTTTGAAGTCTCCGGCAGCATTTTTAAAATGCAGGCCCACAGGCACTTCCTGTCCGTTGCGATCTTGTCGACGAACTGTGATTTCAGCATCCTCACGATATTCTTGCAGATTCAACAGAATCTTGAGTTTGTCGAGATTGGGCATGCCAAAGCTACCGATAAAATCAGCGATGGGGCCCGAATACTTGCCTTGTACTACCACTGATCGATCTTCGGCAAGACCATCAATGGATGTGTCTGCATCAGTGCCGGTGATCTTGACAAGATTGATACAGCCAAGATCGTAGGTATGTGAAACTAGGTCTAATAGATAATCTCTCATGTGTTTCCTTTCGTTGGTATTTAGATCTATGTGATTAGTATATGATATTTGATGTCATTTGCCAACTGCTTTTGGTCGTGTGATGCCAGATGCACCCGGAGGCTTTGTTTTGGTACCGGGCTGTGGACGTGTGAGCTGGCCCTTGGGTTGTTCTATCACGGGTGGCACAGGATTAGTTGGCTCCGGCTCTTTGGCAGTTTTTTTAGTGGATCTGGGTGGTTCTGGTATGGCGTTGAGCTGTGCCAAGGTTTGCCCACCGCGGATGCTGGTAAGTCTCCCAGGTCGCTGGGCTTCCACTATTGCACAGGCAGCATCGAGATCCTGATAAAACACAATGTCATAGCCCACGCTTTCCAGCAAAGAAAGTATCAAGCGTTTGGGTGTATAGCACATGAATCCCTTTTCAACCAAGGCCACAGCACCGCTGAGATCACAGTTATTGTAGGTCATCAACAAAATGCCGCCGGGCCGCAGTGTTTGCATGATCTCTTCAAGATAGCGTTTGATCACTTCAAATGGGCGGTAGTTGAAAAAATTGAACACAGCACAGATACCCAGCTGATGGCTGGGCAAGTCTGGCAGGAATTTGGTTTCATGGTTTTCATTGATAATCAATCTGCGCAAACGGTTCTGATAGACTTCGCTGAACTTAGAAACCGCTGGGGTCAGCAGTTCGTAGTTGAGATCCAACACATACAACGGATCCAAGGCTACCATCTGATGCAACCACTGTTCTCGTGCAGGTCGTATCACCATGCCAGGCCATTTCCAGTCGCTGTATTTGGCCAATCGAGACTGCCAGATAGACATTGATTCATCAGAAAGGCTCAACCTACGATCCAGTATGTAATCTGGCTGCTCTCGACGCATGAAACGATCATACAGGTCATAGCTTTTGGCCAGATATGCGGATTCAATGTCCGAGATCTGTTGATCTAGACAAAAAACATACTGTTCCACACTTTGTTTGTAGGCCGCCACAGTGGAGTCAAGCTGCTTTCGGCTCAACATCAGAGTGTTGTGAGCATGTTGATCGCGTGCAGGATGATCTGTGCTGATTGATGTCACAGAATCAGCAAATTCGTTGATGGCTTGATCAAGATCCTGCGATGACCAATATTTCAGCCTGTTTCTAAGGTCTACTATTTCACTGAGGTTCATTGGAATTCAAACAATGTTTGGAAGGTGTTTTCGGTGTTGGTGGCCGAAGCTATGTCCCAGTCCAGCACACCAAGAAGGTTGTCGAGCTTGCCATCGATCACTGTGGACTCCATGGCCGCGTCATCAAACGGCAGTTCTCGGAACCACTGCGGCAAGTGTAGTTCATCTGTGGGATAGGCTATGCTGGTCCAACCCAATGGATTGTCTTTGAGCTTGCAAACAATAACCTTCATGCCGTCCACGACCTGCATGGAGTAATTATCGCTGTTCATCCTGCGCATGGTGTTCCAGTTCAGGCTGGCACGCACATGTCCAGGCATGTTGGCTCGACCTTCGCGTTCTTCTTTTTTGGCATATTGCGTGATATTGTTGGCTCGCTTGGGCGAACCTTTTTCCCAGCCCGGACGTTCTTTGAAAGCATATTTGAATTCGCGTATTTTTTCTATCACTGCGTCACGAGTCTGACCAGTCAACACATCATCAAGGATCTCGCTCAGGAATTCCTGGATCACTCGCGGAGTGTCACTGCGTTTGAGATCCAGACCCATGGCTTTGACACGTCCGGATCTACCATCCACATCATAGCGCCTGCCTTCTTTGTCGTAGTAGAGCAAGGCATAGCGTTTCTTGGTGATAAACAAGCCCTTGGAGGCCACGATTTCGCGACCGCCGCGTATCACAGAACCCATGTCCCTGGGACAGTGGAATGCACGTTCCATGAATCCTGGAAAGCTGTCATTGACTTGTTCAGCGATGATATCGTACAGTTCTACCGCAGACTCTTTGGTCCACGACAGTGCCCCTGATTCTACTTGATCCTGTACCGCAGTCCAGGCCGAAAAGTAGCACGAATCTGTGTCACCGTAGATGATGGCTTCGCCCACATGATCATACTTTCCGGTAATACATTCATTCACATAAGCATCCATGTGTCGGGCAATGGCCCGACCTGTCAGCGTGGTTGATTGCCCGATCCTCTTGTCAAAGAATCTACAGCCAGGATTGAGAATGGCTCCGTAGAGACTGTTGAGGTTGATTTTCTTGACCAGCTGGCGTTTGTCCCAGTATTCTTCATCTTCCGGTGTGGTGCAATCTTTCAGCCGTTTCTGCATTTCTTTGCGTTCGGCATACCAACGCTTGAGCAGGCCTGGGATCACTGCTTCTGTTTCATAGGTGAATATGGTACCGTTGGCACTGAGCATCCAGGGCTGATTTGAATCAAAGATCATCTTCCATATCTCGGCCGCCGAGTGAACTGATTCCTCGCCGTCCTGCCAGTCCACGGTGATCTCGGTGCCACGTTGTTGTTCCATCACGGCGGTGTACTCCAAGGTACCAAACAGGCCTTCCCAGGCTGCTGCGAATGAGTCACCCCGACCACGCTGTTCGGCGATGTAACGGTCAGTCATGATGGGCCGGAGCTGGCCCACGATGGTTTCGGCGCCCATGTTCAGAGCACGGATGGTGGATGGATAGAGCGAATTTATGTCAATGGATCCCACCCAATCATGCATGCCCTTCTTGGGATAGGCCACATAAGCGCCGGCGGCCTGGGTGTCTTCGTCGGTGAGCTGCTGACGTCGATTGGGTACAACCATGCCGCGCTCGTGTGCTTCGTTGATGATGGCCTGCTCTGTGACAGCCACGGCACCCATGGTGGTGGGCAGCAGCACAGTGTTTTCATGCGCCAGAGTGTTGGCCAGATCCAGGAATCGCAATTTGCGATCAATCTCAGCCAGGCCATTCACGTCCTGTCGGTTGTATTCGATAAATGTCTTGAAGTTTTGATTGTAGAGCTGATCCAAGGTACCTTCAAACTTGGTCTTGCCTGCCAGGCCTTCGTATTCTAGGATGGCATCGAGGCTGTAGCTGTGGCGTTCTTCGTAGGTGTATTTGCGATACAACTGCATGTAGTCCATGTGTACACGACCTATGAGATCAAACGTGAGGTTTTCTGCACCAAATCGCTCGAAGGTACGTTGCTTGGGCAGTTGATCCCACAGACAAAATCTGCGTGTGTCGTCTCGACTGAGCACGCGAGTGGTACGCTGAACTGTGTAGGGTATGTCATAGCCCTCGGAGTTCCAGCCAGTCAGTACATCAGCATCTTGGATCATATCCAGGAAGGTGTTGAGTAGGTCGGCTTCGGTGACAAAAACGTAGCAATTTTCAAATTCATCAGCAATTTCTTTGGCAGTTTCAGTGCTCATGGATCTGGGTGGTACCACCATGGTCACCAATCGATCTATCCAGTCAAGATAAACAGTGATAGCAGTGATGGTATTGAATGGATCACTGGGAGAACTGAACCCTCTTTCGGCATCGAAATCTACTTCAATGTCAAAGAACGCTGTGTGTAACCTTGGAGCATCTTGATTCTTGTAGTTTTCTTCTAAACAGCGGAACACCGGGTTGATGTCTGCTTCGTAGATACGCTTGCCTTTTTGTATGGCTTGTTCTTTGCGGAATTCCTTGCTGTTGCGTGTGGAAAAACGCGACACCGGCGTGTTGTATATGGATCTAAACTTGCCGCGTGGATCATCATAGTACATGATGTAGGTGGCCGGGAAGTCTTCGTAGTAACGCTCTCCATCGCGGCGGCCCACGATGTGTATACGGTCGCGTTCGCGATCAAAAAGTGCGTCAATGTATGAAATGATTGTCTCCGTTTATGGCCGGTTTACCTTGCTGCATGCTGGTCACGCCAGCGACTCCACGATATTTATAGGGTCTTGCCCACTGTGGTTAGAATGTTTTCCAGCAGGGCATGATCTTGTTGCTCCTTGCCAAACTCGGCCTTGTGTGCCAGTCGGATGGCTTTTTTCAGCACACTGGGTTTGATTTCCAATTCTTCTGCCACAGCTTTAATGGTGTCCGAAAGGCCACCATTAAGGGTCTCGATCTCGTGCATGACCTGCATGCCTTCATTGATGATCTGTGTGAGTTTGGCTTTTTGTTCGGCGGAAAATTGTTTGTCCATGGGATCTCCTTTTTTCTAGTATATGACGATTTATACGATGTGTCAAGAGATTTTAGGTTACATCAATATGGATCTAGACATCGTTCCCAAACGCTATCGCAGCGTTGGGCGGCAGGTGGATATACCACCCAGCGATAAACAGATCAAAAAAATTGGATACCATTGAGTCTGTCAAACATTGGTATGGATCTTGAGTTATGCTAGATAGGAAACCTGTGTTTCTCCTTCCAAGGCTATTCTTGTCAGGACAATGCCAAGCAATTCGGGATTGGCAAGATTGCCAATCGGAAGATCACATTTTAGATCACCACTCTTGATTCCGTGATCTTTGGCCCAGGATCGGAAATGTTTGCTCCGGTATATGTCTTGTCGTTGATTGCGTGGCAAGATAGCAAGCCCTCCTTGGGTAATCCAGTGACCAGATGTGTCGCTGTCGCTGGGATCATCGTTGTCCATGTAGCTGTGTAATACCGTTTTGCCCAAGATCTCGTGACTCAACACAACATCATAGTGCTGTTGAGTGTGTGTGGTACGCCAATCTTCACTGATGTGTACAAACCAAGATTGATCTTCGGGCTCACGCTCAGTGTTCGACGATCCAGGATCTGGATCAATATTCAACCAAAGTACTTTATCCGGAAAAATATCTCGTTGTGGGCTGATCACACAATGTTCAAGATCGTGCACTAGATCGTTGACCTTGAGCAAGGCCGGCACGGTCTTTTCCCATCTTTTGGGTTTTTCGCGGTAGAGCAATATGAATGTGTGAGTAAACCATCTATGCACTTGATTTAACCATGCCTGGTCCAAGTTTTCTGGGTCGGGGAAATCAATTTGACAATGATAGCGACGATGCTGCACAGCTATTTTTAAAATCTCAATTTGCAATTGATACAACAGGGCCTGGGCAGCAACACGATCCATGTCATGGCCGATTTGAAGTCCCATTGGAAGCCACTGTTGATGTGCAGTAAATGTCGCGGATTTGAATCTATGTATAAAATCCTGTATTTCTGGTCTGGCCACGGTAATCACATGGAGATCCATGGGTTTTTTGGCAAAGTGGAATCTTATGATCATACAGTATATATCTAATGTAATTTCTGCTCACTTTCGATTCTAGGGTAGCGAATCCGGAACCTGGGGCAGCAGCCGCCCACTGGCCATAGGGGCTAACGGTCCTAAGGCAAGTTCTTGAGACGATGATATATTTCAACCTTGTCCAACATGTTTTGTAGCACAGCATCAATTTTGGCAGATCTATGAATGTCATCCCAGAGTTCGCGATGCATGAGTTGCTGGTGTCGCGGCCCTGATCTTACCAATTGCCGATCCTTGTCGCCAATCTTGCGTTTATAGACAGTGTCGCCACCATCGGGACTTTCATATATCCACGAGTGGTACTCTGACCTGTTAGAATGCATAATCGAACCTTTCAATGTCTTGCTGAAACATGCTGGTCACTATGTCGCGTGTTTCGGTATCATAATATTCACGGTAGTGACTGTGCACGCTGCAATTGTCTTGTGGCAATGGATGTTGGCATCGCAGTATTGACTGCAGCCAGGCAAATCTCTGATCAATTTCTTCCATGCGTATCACATGGCATCGATCGCAGCCCTCTAACCAACTGTGCTGATTATAGGTTCGATCATACCAGCCGCCACTGACATCGTAGACACTGCTCAAGCCACGACCTAGATCCTGTATCCAAGATCGAAAACCGCGCTGGTAGATTTCTACCAACAGTTGATCTTGTTCCGCCGTGGTGTTTTTCTTGATCTTACCTTTGCCGCGGGCTCGGCGGTGTTGTCTCAGCTCGGCTCGTTGTCCCACATACATGAACATGCTGACCATGCGGTCATAGGGATTACGGACAAATGTCACGGTGTGCTGTGCTGTAGGCCATCGTTGTTGTGCCATCAGCCAGGTACTGTGGCAATGGTCGTTGTGATAATCTATGCCGTTGTGGTTGCACCAGTTCTTGAAGCTGCTGCCGGCAGTTTTGGGTATGTGTACAAATATTAGTTCTGCATCAGGAAAGTAGAGACTCACCTGGTATTTACTAGGCCCCGACTGCTATGGCTTTAAATTTGTGCGCAGCCACAGCAAAATTACGTGCCATTATCTTGATCCACTCACCGTTGGTTTTTTTGAACATGAATTCGTACACGGTCTGCTCCTTTGGTCTTTGTTTTTTTATTTATGAGATTTGGTGCAATGGTGTGGCCTAGAGGTACAGCGACAGTGGCCACAGATGCTGTAGTGGTTGATTCGGGTAAGAATTCGTAGGATCTCATGTTATTTTTTCTTGGTATCCACGTTCTTGGCAGGACCGCGACGTTCGGGATTGGGATCTTGTCTACGCTTGCGAGCCGCAGCCGATGCGCGACCTTTTTTGCCGAGAGCATGAGCCTTTGATTGCGGCAAGCACTTGGGTTTGCCTTCCTTCTCACTGCCGCGAGCGCAGCTACCACGTATCTTGCCGTCCGGACCAAATCTCACCCATTTTTCTTTGAACCATTTACGGAGGTTTTCGTTGGTCTTTTTGCGCCCAGCACAGTGAGCCCGTTGGCTGAACCCCTTGGGATTAGAGCAGTTGATAGAGCGTTTGTATTTTTCGCTCCATGCCTCAGAAATGAATTCCTTGGCTCTCATTTTTTGCCTTTGTTGCCCCAGTTGGCAGCACCTTGCTTGCGGCACTGTACCAAGGCGCCCGATGCATAGGCCGATGGCCATACTTTGTAGCGCGATTTAACTTTGTTGTAGCAGGCATCTTTTTTGGTTTCTTCCACTGACACCACAGGCTTGCCTGTGCCACCTATGTTGGCACCTCGTCCTGCCAGTTGGCCGGCCCGGCTTTCGCTGCCTTGGCCAATGTGTCGGCTGCCTTGACGACGCAGTCGCGTGGCCAGTTTGGGTTCTTTGTACACACCTTTTTCAATTTTACCACCACGTGCCAAGAAATCCTGCATGGCCTGTGCATATTCTTGCTCGCTGTATGATTCAGTCACAGATTTTTCGTCGAGATAATCTTTGTGGCGTCTCCGGGCACAATAAATTTCACAGGCCATCACTGCTTCGTCGAGATCCTGAAAACTGGTCTTGATATCTCGGTTTCGGATCGATATACGAAATCCGTCATCTTCATTGCCGTGGATCTTGATCTCGTGTCCATCATCGGTACGTATGGTCTTGACAGCTTGTACGTCTTGTGCGGTGTCTGGTATTCGGTCCAAGAGATCAGGATCTTTTTTCACGGCCGTGGCCACGTCTTGCAGATAATCGCCCAGCTTGCGCTGCAGACTGGTGAGGATGTCTTCGTAGGTGGTGTCACGCGATTCAGCCACCGTATCGCTGTTTTTGGGATTCCTGGTCACTACCACTTCGCGCCGGGGATCGCGATCCTTGATGGTCTGTCCGGCTCGCACTGCACGCTCACGACTCGGGAAAGCCACGGGCTGACCTGATTTACTCCAGATGCGTCCGTTGATGCGCAGATAGAAGGTGCCTGCGTTGGCAGCACGCATGCGTTCTTCTTCGCCACGCAGTTCAAACTCCAGCTCGTCGCGCTTGAATTGTTGGTGTTCTCTGTCCATGGCTCTTTGTTCTCTGCGCTCGTCGTCCAAGGGATTATAAACTTCTTTGACCCCGGCTGCCGGAGCACTGGTCTGTGTAGAGGGTGGTACATAAACAAAATGTCCCGCGGGTTTTTTGACACCTTGCCATCTGACTTCTTTGCCGTTCAACTCATAAGCGTCTGGTCCAAAAGGACCCCTGCTGATGAATTTCAATTGGCCGCCTGCTGCCTTTATTTTGTCTCCAAATTCCTTACGCGACTCGCCCTCTGCGTTGCGGATATCTTTGAACTCATCACTCCATTGGGGTGCAGTTGCGGGTTTGGCTGGTGGTGGGGGTGTCTGAATTACCTTATACGAAATTGATTTATTTCCTAACGGTAATGGTATAGCACGTGATGGATCCTGCTCGCCTGTGGGTAGCACAGTGATACTCAAGCCTTTTACGTCCAGCACTCGACCAGTCTGTGGAGATCGATCTCGCATGGTTTGCCATTGGATGATATCACCTTTTTGCGGCATGCGGCGCCCAGGAGCAGTGTTTTGTTCCTCCACGGGCCGGGGAACGCTGACATTGGCCAGTCGTCCCAGGGCACCCACCACCGAACTTATCTGCTGCGACAGAGTGCGACCGTATTCACTGGCCTTGTCGAGCATGCGAGTCCAGATGGGTTTGAATGCCTGCATGTATTCAACTTGCAATTCCATGGCCGCACGCTGCATGTCAGCATCCACATCGGCTTGTCGGAGTTGGATCTTGGACTGGGTCTCGGCATTGATCACTGCAAGCTCGCGTGCTTTTTCAGCATTGAGCTTGTCTAATTGCTGCTGACGCTCTTCACGGTTGTCAATGAGTTCAAGTTCTTTGATGCGTATCTGGTAATTGGTTTCCAACAAGGCTTTTTTGTATTCGCCTTCCTGGGTGATCTTGAGTATGGCCATCTCGTGATTGTAACCTTCACGAGCCCGCTGCAATTGAAATTGGCGTTCGGCCTCGGGCTCCTGACTGTTGCGTATATTGATTTCAACCTGGCTCAGGCGCTCACGCGCTTCCAACTGCATGGTCTGCATCTGTTGCTTCAATGCCATGCGGGCCGTAGCATCCATCTTGATCAAGGCCTGTGCATCGGCCTGTTCTAATTCGTGTTGTTGTATCAATTGCTTGAGACCAAGTTCATGAGTGAGTTGATCCGTGGCATGTTGGCGGCCGGCTTGCCGGATGTCACCGAGATCCGGCGCATTCTTGATCAGTCGGAAGATGTTGCCCCATCTGGCGGGGTCGATGCCGTATCTTTCTCGGTCTCCTATACGTGGACGATCTACGCCATCCAGTTTCATCTTGAGTGCTATCTCGATGTCGCTGGCGGGCTCGGCACCAGATTCCAGTCGCTGTAGAGCCCGTAACCATGCGCTGATGTCAGCTTCAGTGAGCTGGCTTTCGCCCACGAGATAACCACGCGTGGCATTGCGACCAGGATAGGGACCGCTCAGTTGCGGTGATGTATTGGCAGGTCGAAAGCGGGCCGGTAACTGTTTGACGTCTCGTATTCTCATGCTCGTTCTTCTTTGAGGAAACTGCGCAACATCCAACGATGTTTGCCCATGGCATCGATCCTAGACGCCAAAAAGTCCATGATGCCCTGCTGATCTTCTTGTTCGGCTGAATCAAAAGTGATGTTGAGATGATCTATGAGAGTCTGCGAATCGGCCAAGAGTTCTTGTATCATGAGTCGAGCGCGCGGCACCTTGATCTGACCCGTGATCAGGCTTATTTCAGCAAATCTCTCCCAGCTGCCTGGTGTGTAATCGTCCAAGATGCGTATGAACTCAGCGGTCTGATCTATGCTGTTTTCGTAAACTTCTTCGTAGATCTTGCCAAAAAATCGGTGCAGTTGCGCGAAGTCAGGTCCTTCTACGTTCCAGTGGAAGAACTGTGCCTTGATCACGAATGCATATTGCGTGGCCAGAAGAGATTTGAGATTGTCTTTGAGCATGATGATGACCTTATGATGTTATTTATCCAGGATTTGTATTGCGTGTTGATTGACCCATTCGGCAGGTCCTTGTGCCACGGCATGATTTTTCACATAGAATTTCGCATCGCTGGGCAGAGTTTTGTGCAATTCAAATTTGTATTTGCCTGGTGGTGCCAAGATCTGCAGAGATTCAGTGACATAAATATCCTCCCATCGCCATTCTCTTTCGGCAAAGAGTTCACCTGACAACAATATCCTATACACTGGAGGTAACCCCTGCCAGTCGCAGTAGAGATCAAAGGTGATCCGCACGAATTTTGGTTCCATGCGGATATTTATACACCTATATTTTGATAGCTCGCGGTTGGCTCACGATCACGTGCCGGTTGCCATACTGTGCTCGTATCAAACGTCGCGCCATTTCTGGTGTTCTTGCTTGCACAGTGAGATCGATGATGTTGCTGTAGCCCTGCTGCGGCAGTCGCACTCGCAACGCAAATGTGCGTAGTTCGGTGGATTTGATTTCGCTGAGGCGCATGGTTATATTTATGCTAGAAATCCAACCAGATAAGTAGGTTTATGCGTACAATCTACCACATAGACTCAGTGTTGACCGACACTGACCATAAAAATTTCCTGCAGGAACTGGCTGAAAGCAATCTCGTGTTTAGACAGGAGTATCGTTACAGGCTCATGACTGGCAGCGAACATCATGCCTGGCTCAAGCAACGATTACAATCAGTGATCGACCAGGTGGTTGATGATCTACATCTCAGTGGCGAAGTGCAACAGGTTTTCCTCAGTGTTGAACTGGCATGCTGTGATTTCATGATGCATCGAGCGCACCCAAACATTGGTGCTGTTATTTCATGGAGTCCTGAAGATTTTGGTGGAATGACCATGAGAGAATGGACTGCAGGCTTTGATGATCCCGAGGACTACGTCTGGGACAAGCAACGATATCCCGGTCGAGATCATGCCTTTGTGGGCAATCAGGCCTTGGTTGTGCCCAATAATCATGAACCTAGATTCCACTGGGGTTATAGCAGCTTGATAGGTCCGGGGCGGGCCAAACAAACTGTGTGGATCTATCTAGGAAAATAAAACTGGAAACCGATACTGAGCCGGTAACCGTTGATCAAAAATCCGCTACGGTGGGTTTTGCGATCTTGATTGTCGTTTAGATATCCGCAATTGTAGCGGAACGGCACAGTAAACGGGTAAGGTTCCATGAATGTGGTGCCTGGTATGGGATGATCGCTGTGGCTGAGGTAGATCTGGCTCATGACATCAATGTTGTCTGCGTCTTTGTGCAAGGGCACCTCCGAACCCGGCAAGTCCAAGAACAACTTGGCTTTGCGATACTGCACTTTTTGGTTGAAAACATGTGATACCCATGCTGCCATCTCCTGTCCCATGTCGTGGAAAGGATCTTCGTCGTTGCCTGGCGGCAAACTGAGTCTGGCCATGGGCCGGTCCATGAGCCAAACATGTCCATGACCGAGATATCCGTCAATCATGGACAAGGCGTCCTGGGACAAGACGTTGTGAGTGGTATACAAAGTGGAATGCACAGATTCAACACTTGCAGCAGTATTGATATAATTCATCGTGCGATATTTACCGCTGGTGTTATCTTGTATTGCGGATTTGTGTGTACACATGATCAGCAAAGGCTGTGTGTGCTGTCATGGGTAGATGATATCGTTGGTCTTCATTGAATCCTTGATCCAAGGCCCAATTGCGGAACACAGTGGCTCCTACTGGCCACCATTGATTTGCTAGCTCATCAGGCAACCTGTCCAGGCAGGCATGAACATCATATACACTGCAGATATTCATGGCCATCACACCACGCTGATGCAAAACCAGATTGGCGGCCAAAACGTTCTTGATCCAATTGAGTTTTATAGTCTTGCGATCTTTGTCAGAAGCTAAATTTGTCTGCCATTCTCGCCAGAGCGCCAAGTGTTTATCTGCGATTACAGAAGGTAAATCATTGTCAGGTCCACCGCCAATTATTCCTTGTAGTGCATTGGGTGCTTTGACCAGATATTTCCAAGGACGATATGTTTCATCATTGTTTCCAGTACGCACAAAATACAACCACTGCTGAGCACCAACACTCCAAATCTCTGATCTTGCCAATTCAGTCCAACAAAGGATCACCAAGTCATCGGCCTTGATGTTGTGGGCATTTTCTGTTACCCAACGGAATATGGCATCGTTGCTGTGGCCTCCGATGCTGTGATTAAGAGTGTTTTTGTATCCCAAGGCCCGAGCCAACTGGCAAGGATAGCTCTCTAGATATTCTTTGGCATGGTCATTGTTGAGAATGCCTGATCCGGCTGCGTGGCTGTCACCAAAAATCCAACATGTTTTCATAGTGTATTATTTATTCTTTCGTGCTTTACCACGCTTCATGTTCGAGCACCACTGATACATCTTGCCCCGCTCGCCACCGTACTTTCGAGCACGGGCACGTAGATCTGTAACACTGCCTTTGCACGAAGCGCCGGCACGCTTGACCCTGCCCGGACGGCTCTTACCCTTGACCTTGCCATCCGCGAAGTTTTCCGGGACGAATTCCTGGGCTCGCATGATAGAACTTTGTATTTTGGATCAGGATCCCATGCCCATGCTAGAACTCTGACCGCGTGTGATCTCACCAGTTTCGTCGTCTTTGCCCATCTGTGTGCTCA